TTCGCAAAGATAGGTTCAAGTGGAGATTCCGCAAAGATAGGTTCAAGTGGAGATTTCGCAAAGATAGGTTCAAGTGGAGATTCCGCACAGATAGGTTCAAGTGGAGGTTCCGCAAAGATAGGTTCAAGTGGAGGTTCCGCAAAGATAGGTTCAAGTGGAGATTCCGCACAGATAGGTTCAAGTGGAGATTCCGCACAGATAGGTTCAAGTGGAGATTTCGCACAGATAGGTTCAAGTGGAGATTTCGCACAGATAACATCCAAGGGTAAACATTCAGTTGTTATGGCAGCAGGCTATAATTCAATAGCAAAAGCAAAAATCGGTAGTTGGATAACGTTAGCTGAATGGATTAGAACTGATGAGATGGACGATAAAGATAATTACATATGGAAGCCTAAGTGTGTAAAAACAGAATGTGTAGATGGAGAGCGCATCAAAGAAGATACATTTTATAAATTAGTTGATGGCGAATTTAAAGAAGTAGAAAGCGAGGAATAATTATGGCAGAGAATACAGCAGTTGCGGAAAAGAAAGAAGCTGAAAGCAGAGAGCTTGTAGCAAAAGATTTTACAGAGGGAATGGTTGTAAAAATTAAGCAGAAAGAGAAATTTGGTTTAACATTTCCAAAGGATTACAACTACACAAACGAGTTCATGTCAGCAATGCTAATTTTACAGGATACAGTAGATATGAATAAAAAGCCTGTATTGCAGAGTTGCACAAGGGCAAGTATTGAAAATGCACTTGTTGAAATGGTTACAAGCGGCTTATCAATGCAGAAGAAACAGTGTTATCCAGTAGCATATGGTGGAAAGTTACAGTGCCAGAAGTCTGTATATGGGAACACTTGCATTGCTAGGAGATATGGACTTAAAGACATAACAGCAGAGGTTATCTATGAGGGTGATACATTCGAGTATGAAATTATTAATGGCAAGAAAAGTATTACCACTCATAAGCAGGACTTTGAGAATATCGACAACGATAAAGTTAAGGGTGCTTACGCAATAGCCACTATGGATGATGGAAGTATTCTCACAGAGGTTATGAACATCAAACAGATAAAGCAGGCTTGGAAACAGGGATATGGCTATAAAGAGAACGGAAACGGAACGCACCAGAAATTTGCTGACCAGATGGCTATGAAAACAGTCAAGAACAGACTGTTAAAGCAGATTAACAATACTTATGGTTCTTTCTATGACGGAAATTACGATAATGAGGAAGAATTACCTAGTTATGATGAGCGTATGCAGGCTGATGTTGATTATGATATTGGGCAGAACGCTAACAGCGTAGATTTTGTTGAGGGTGATGTTATGGATGATGTGGTTGAAGATACAGCCACAGAAGCAACCGAAGAACAAACAGATAGCACATTGCCGCCATTTATGCAGGAGTAAGCCTATGAAATCAGCAAGTTTAGAACAGATGATGGCTGATATGAATAATGGCACTTATGATTTGACTTGCAACGGAGAATGTACTCAATGCGGTAATTGTTGTAGTAACTTACTTCCTATGACAGAAGATGAAATTGCAACAATCCGCAGGTACATCAAAAAACATCATATCAAGCAACATAGACATAATTATCCGACAGCTACACCAACAATGGATATGACTTGTCCGTTTCTTAATGACGATAAGTCAAAAGAAAAGTGTGAGATTTATTCAATTAGACCAAGGATTTGCAGAGAGTTTATCTGTTGCCCGAGTAAAAGACCACCGATTGATGATTGGGGTTACAAATTAAAGTGCAAGATAGTTGACGTCAGAAAGGAGTTTTACGGATGAGAGTAATTTCACAGGACGGAACAATGGATATGCCATATGAAATGAGTACTATGTGGTGTGATGATGATGGGGCTGTGCTTTTGCAACCCATCGGAGAAATAGGAGAATATCAGACATTTGCTAAATATTTCACCAAAGCAAAGGCAATTAAGGCCATGGAAATGCTTAGAGAAGCATATGTCGGTATGCCTATCGTAATGCAGAATGTTGATATTTCGGAAGATGTGGCAAAGGAATTTGAAAGATTAAAGAAATGTGGCATTATGGCACGAACAGAAAATCAGCCGTCAAAAGTAGATTTTATTAACAATGTTGTTTTTCAGTTCCCACAGGATGATGAAATCGAGGTGTGAGTATGTATCAGCAGTTAAACATATTTTCATTTCTTGATAAGCCAACAGAAATAAAAACATTTAACCCAATAGAAGAATTTGCCTTGCGTGGAAGCGGGTTTGCAAATGGAAAGAAAAGAATACAAAATTTTTTCTTGTCAAATAATAGTATTTCAGACAGGGTTAAATTTCTAAAAAATGAATATGGCGTTGGTGGTTTTGGGATGCCTTGTGACAAGCCTTTTGTACTTCATGATGGTTGGAGTAATGCAAGTGGTTGCCAATGTCAATATCTCAATGAAGATATGCAAAACGTAACAGTGGATATATCATACAACGATTTGGCAGATACTATTCAGGCTTTGATTTCTGGCGGTAGATACGAAAGTAGGTGTGGCGAATGAAGCTTAAATGTATTGCGACAGGAAGTACAGGTAATTGCTATCTGCTAACTTCCAACAGTGGAGAAACACTTATCCTTGATTGCGGAATACCGATTAAGGAGATTAAAAAGGGCTTGGATTGGCACATTAAAGATGTTGTGGGTGTGTTATGCACCCATAAACACCTTGACCACAGCAAGTCGGTAAAAGATTTTGAAGCTATGGGAATACCGATACTTGCCCCATATTTAGGCGATAGCTGTAAATCAATGAATATGGGCGGATTTACAGTAAAGCCTTTTGATTTAACAACAATAGACGGAAGCTGGACACACACAGATGCAAATGGCGAGCTTTGTCCGATATACGGCTTTCTGATTACTCACAAGGAAATGGGGAGAATGCTTTACATTACCGATTGTGAGGTTGTCAAGTGGAAGTTTAAAGACATAAACCACATTCTTTTAGGCGTGAATTATGACAAGGATTTAATCGACAGGGACAACGCAGGCAAAGCTAATCACGTATTCAGAGGTCACTTAAGCATTGATACGGCTTGTGATTTTGTTAAAGCGAATTATCCAGACAGTTTGCAGAATGTCATAATGTGCCATTTATCGAGCGAAAATGCTGATAGCGATAGTTTTATCGAGAAGATGAAGAAAGTCGCTTATGGGGCAAACGTAGATGTTGCAGAGCGCAACAAGGAATGGGCTTTAAGGAGAGGAGATGAATGTCCGTTTTGAGCAGATATACAAACATTATTTCAGGCGAAAAGTATATGACCGAGCAGAACGCATTAAGACATTATATTTCCAAAGCTCACAAAGTAAAAAAAAGACAGAATTTTGAGGAAATGTATTCTTTATACAGCGAAGCAACGAAGTATATCAATGTTGATTTTTGTTACAAATGTGTAAATGACGATTTTGGATATTGCGGTTTAAGACGCAAGAAAACAACATGGGTAGAAAGATTTACGAAATATTGTTTTGATGGATTTATACGAGACATGGAACATGAATTAAAGTGCTTGCAGAATCCTAGCGAATGTCCGTTTTAGAAAGGAGATTATATGGCCAAAAAGAAAGGAATGGGAGTAAGCCCTCTCACTAACAGGATATATTATGGAACGCAAGACACAGAAAAGCATATGTGGATAGGACAGAAAGCAGACATAACAGACAGTGCAATAGCTTCTGTATTTGAGTGGTTTATGGCTAATATGGAGGACAAAGAAGAATATTCTATCACATATCCAGAGACAGGCTTTGAATTAGTAATGAGAAGAAAGGCTAAGAATGATTAAAGGCAGAAAAGTATACGACCCATTAACTGATACTTGGAGCACAGGTTATTGGGTTGCGGATGATAAAGGGAATTATTACCCAATATGGTAGAAGAGTTGAGCAGATTGGAGGTGCAAATGAGAAACTTTTATAGCGGTATCAGTAATGATAAAACACAATTTTTGATAAATATGAATTGGTATACGGATAATGATGTAGAGGCTTGTTTTAGACTTAGCAAAAATTTTCATGGATTGCCTAAAAACTGCAACATTGAAAAAAATGATTTTGAATTAGTATATTTAAAATTTGAATGGATTGGTGATACATATTACCCACAAGAAAGCGATAAAAGTGAAGGACAACCAATTAGGGTATATAAAATCAAGATGTAAATAATAAATTCTGAAAAGGAAAAATATCCTAATGCAGAACAGAAATACAGACTTGAGTTAGTAGAAAGTGAGGAAAAATAATGAATATTGTAATTTTATGTGGCAGGCTGACTAGAGAGCCAGAAGTAAGATATTCACAGACGGCAAGTGGAAGTATGGCGGTAGCAAAATACACATTAGCTGTTGACAGAGCTTTTAAGAAAGAGGGCGAACAGGCAGCAGACTTTATTAACTGCATTGCGTTTGGCAAGAATGGAGAGTTTGCAGAGAAGTATTTACATCAGGGAACTAAGATTATCGTTGAGGGCAGATGGCAGACAGGCAACTACACTAACAAGGACGGACAGAAAGTCTACACTAATGATTGTGTTGTTGAAAGACACGAATTTTGTGAAAGTCGTGCTAATCAGCAGAATAATAATAACAATGGAATTATGGGCGGTAATGCTAATTCAGACAGCTTTATGTCGATTCCAGATGGTGTAGCTGATGAGGGATTACCATTTAATTAAAGAGGTGTGAGTATGACAAAGAATGAAGCAATTAAAGAATTTCAGCAGAATATTGATATGCCATTCGGAAGCAACATATCAAGAGAAGCGTCTGAACTTGCAATACAGGCAATTGAAAAGCAGATACCGAAGAAACCGAGAAAAACCGATTCGTACAGAGGTGTATTAAAAAAAGTATATGCTTATGTATGCCCTACTTGTGGAAATGTATGTTTAGAAAAATACATGAACGAACGGCAGAATACAGTGTTTTGTTGGGATTGCGGTCAAAAATTAGATTGGAGCGATGAAGAATGAGATTAATTGATGCAGATGCATTTGAAAAATCGGTTATGTTTGGTGATGCGGAAGATATGCAAGATGTAATTTATGCATTGCGCGATTATCCAATCACCTATGATATTGATAAGGTTGTAGAGCAGTTGAAAACAGACTCTTCTGTAAGATTGTATGGAAGTGGTAATAGCAATAATTATCTTATTTCTCTCGAAAGGGCAATAGAGATAGTAAAGGCAGGTAAAATTAATGGATAGAGATTGCAATAAATGTATACATCATACTACAGGAACTTGCAGTACTTTTAACTGTGAATTTGTAACAGCTGATGATGTAAGAAATAAGGCTATTGACAATTTTACAAAAGCTGTTGAAGATGCAGGGCTTATCTTTGTTGATGATATGTTTAAGCTAGAAGAGCTTGCGGAACAGCTAAAGGCAGGTGATAACAGTTGAATTATCAGAACATAGCAAGAGCCAAGGCGATAGAACAGGAAAACAAAAAGCGACTATTGAAGCTAAACTCGAAACTGAATGACAAAAGCGGAATATATTTTCTACTCCGAGAAGATGAAAACGGATTTAAGTATGCGTATATCGGGCAGGCGTTACATACACTTAGCAGATTGGCAAGCCACCTTGTAGGTTATCAACAGCACATAGACCTTAGTTTGAAACGCCATAAACTGTACGACAAAGAGAAAAACCCTTATGGTTGGCGAATTGAATTTCTGAATTTCCCCGAAAGTCAGCTGGACGAGAAAGAGAAGCATTACATCAAGCTATATGCTGATAAAGGTTATCAGCTTAGGAATGTCAGTTTAGGCGGTCAAGGAGAAAATCGTGCTAGTGGTTCAATAGGAGAAAGAAAAGCGCCTAAAGGCTATATGCAAGGCATACAGCAAGGCAAAAAGGTGTTAGCGAGGGAATTATCTTCTATCGCTGAAAAGCACCTTAAAATCGAAATTAGAGAAGATAAAAAGCATAACGAAGTATCACAGAAGCAATATGAGAAATTTATGGATTTATTGAAAGTGGGCGATTCAGAATGAGTAACAATGCGAATATAGTAATATCACAGGCTTTAATGATGAGAATTAAAGATTATGCAGAAAGAGCATTGGATAGAAAAGATGTAACAGTTGACATAGCTATGAGTGAAATACGCTATACGGTCGACGCTTATGACGAATATTTTCAGACGGGCAGAAAACCACAGTAACTAACTAAAAATCAAAGAAAGGAATAGGTTGTCGCGACATAAAACCGAGGTTTCCTTTTGGTAGATTTAAAATGTATAAAAAGAAGATTAAATGCGAGATATATCGTGATTCTATGCAGAATTACAAGAAATATGCAATACCGCCAGCACAGCTTATTATTGCTGATGTTCCTTACAATGTAGGAACTAACTTCTATGGAAGTAACCCTATGTGGTACAACGGCGGCGATAATAAAAACGGAGAGAGCAAACTTGCGAAAAAGGCGGCTTTCAATTCAGATTTTAATTTTAATCTGTATGAATACTTCCATTTTTGCTCAAAGATGTTGAAGAAAGAAGATACAAAACCTATCGCAAGGGGAAGAAGCAGTAATAGTCCTTGTATGATTGTATTTTGCTCATTTGAACAGTTGTCAACATTGATTGCCGCCGCAAAGAAACACGGATTTATCAATTACATACCGCTTGTATTTTGTAAAAATTACAGTCCACAGGTACTTAAAGCGAATATGCGTATCGTAGGTGCTACGGAATATGCACTCGTACTGTACCGAAATAAGTTACCGAAGTTTAGAAATGGCTTGCAGATTGACGAAAACGGAAAGAATATCAGAGGTACAGGGCATATGGTATTCAACTGGTTTAACTGGGAGAAAGATGGGAAAGACATACCGAAAATTCATCCGGCACAGAAGCCGGTTGCAGTCCTTAAAAAGCTGATTGAGATTTTTACAGACGAGGGAGATGTTGTTATTGACCCTTGTTGTGGTAGCGGTAGCACACTAAGAGCCGCCGCAGAACTTGACAGAAGTGCATACGGATTCGAGATTGACAGAAACTTTTACGAGCGTGCAAAGAATGAAATGCTTGTATTTGAAAAGGACAGTCAAATGAATATAAGTGATTTTATAGGAGATACAGTATGAAAGACGAAACAAGGCAGGAAATACAGATTCTACTTGACCTACTCAAAGGCAGTCTTACAAGAAATGGTGTAAGTATGGCAACCGACAGAGAGGGCAACTTGATGTTTTTTGATACAACAGCTTACATCAAGAGCAAAGGCAAGGAATTTGACGGATTCAGAATTAATATCAATGATTTAGTGAAGTAACAATGTGACAGAACTTGAAGAGGTAGACTATGAATAAAGGTTGGATAAAATTGCATAGGCAACTACTGGATTGTTGGATATGGCAAGCAAATGAACCATTTGACAAGCGTTCAGCTTGGGTTGATTTATTGCTTACCGCTAACCATTCAGATACAAAACTATTATTCAATGGAGAAATAATTGCAATAACAAGGGGGCAGATTTTAACATCTGTCCGACAGTTATCAGCAAAATGGAATTGGAGTGTAAATAGAACATATCGTTTTTTAAAAATGCTAGAAAATGAAAATATGGTGCAAAAAGAAAGCAATGATAATAGAACACTTCTAACCATAGTAAATTACAGCGTTTTTCAGTTTTCAGAAAACAGTAACGGAAACACTAACGAACACACCAACGGAAACAGTAGTGGAAACACCGATAGAACACTTACGGAAACACCAACGGAAACAGTGACGGAACACATACAAGAATGTAAAGAATGTAATAATGATAAAGAATTAAAGAATGATAAGAATATAAAAGAAAAAGATATTACTAACGTAATATCCAAAAAGAAAAGTTATTATCCAGATGATGAATTACTTGATGAAGCATTTAACGAGTATGTGACAATGCGTAAGAGGATTAAAAAGCCTATATGCACTGACAAGGCATTGCATAGGGCTATGAATACTCTTGAAAAGCTGTCGGGTGGAGATAATGACTTAGCCGTAAAAATTCTTAATCAGTCAGTAGACCATTGCTGGCAAGGACTGTTTGAATTGAAAGAAGATAATCCTAATAAGCAGGGCAAGAAAAATGTATTTGATGAATGGATGGAGGTAATGAAATGACAAGGGAACAGGTTGGAGAACTTCTAATGACGATACAGGCTTATTATCCCAACTACAATCCACCAGACAAGAAGATTACTCTTAATGCTTGGCATATAATGCTTGCTGAATATCCAGAAGAATTAGTTTTACAGGCATTAAGAGCTTGTATTGCAACTAATACTAGTGGTTTTGCACCAGATGTAGGACAGATAATGAGCAAGATACAGACTATATCACAGCCACAGGAACTTGATGGAATGACAGCTTGGGGATTAGTCAGTAAAGCATTAAGGAACGGCACATATGGGGCGGTTGAAGAATTTAACAAGCTACCGCCACTTGTAAAACAGGCGGTTGGTATGCCGGATAACCTTAAAAACTGGGCGACATCAGATTATCAGACGATAGAAACAGTAATACAATCAAATTTTCTAAGAACTTACGAAACAGTTGTTAAGCGTGCGAACGAAATAAATCGTATGCCGGACAATATCAAATCACTTATCGAAAAGACAAATGCAAATTCGTATAAGGCTCAAATCGAGCAAAAATTCCAAAGAGATATAAATACATTACAAATTAAAGAAAATGCCCTTATCGGTCAAAATACAAACGCAGAAGAGTATATTGAAGCACCTCAAGATATTCAAGAAAGAATAAACGCCATGAGGTAAATTATGAAACCCAAAAATTGTATTTATCCCGATTGCTTTAACTGTACTCTAGATGATTGTTTATACAATACGCTCGAACAGTCGGATATAGTACAACAGAATAAGCTGGATAAAGAAATTGCCTTTAGAAATAAATTAGAGCAATTAGAACCTAAGCAAAGAGCAAAGGCTATATATGACAGAATGTATGAACAGAGCGAAAAAGGCAAAGCTAGACGCAGACGATATAATCAGTCGGAAGAACATAAAATTAGCCAAAAGAAATATTTTCAGACTGAAAAAGGCAAAGCTGCCCAGAAAAGGTATAAGCAATCAGAAAAAGGCAAAGCTGCACAAAAAAGAAGAGAAGCTAAAAGGATTGAAACCGGTAAAAATGCCATATACTGCAAAAAATATCGGGAGAAAAAGAAAAGAGAGGCTATGTTAAATGAGCAAGTCGGAACAACGAAGATTTCAGGAACAAATGATGAGAGTTCAATTAAACAGGCAGAAGAATAAAGAAAATAAAGAAATGTTTGGCAATGCCTTAACGATTCTATTATGGGTCCTACATGATAAATTCGGATTTGGAAATAAGCGACTAGAACGGCTTATTGATGAGATTGATAAATTCAATGAAGATTTCAATGCAGGGCTTATAGATCCGAAAGAACTTATTGAACAGTTAGAAGAAGAGACAAAAATAAAAATTAAATATTAAGGAGTATGGCTTATGAAGTTTTCGCAACTTACTAAGCCGGAACTTGAAAAGATATTGGAAAATGCCAATTTTACCGAGGAAGAAGAGAGAATATTCAAACTTCTTTCTCGGAATTTTACACAAAAAGAGATAGTTGCACGATTATGCGTATCGCAAAGAACTCTTGAAAGGAGAATAAGAAACATTAAAAATAAAATTGAAAGGGTGTGCTGTGATTGGAATTAACAGACAAAGAGTTGTTGAATTATGTACTGGAGAATGGTATTATCTCTCGTGACGATGTTCAAAAACAAATTGAAATGAACGAAAGGAAAAAATATTTAAAAGCACACAATAATGAAATCTGGCAAGGAAAGGATAAGAAATGGTATACATACTTGCCAGGCGAAAGCACATCAAGCGGCAGAAAGCTGCTAAAGCGTTCAACGCAAGAGTCTCTTGAAGATGGAATTGTGGAACACTACAAAAAACTCGCTAACGAACCTTTAGTTAAGACTGTATTCAAGGAATGGGTAGACCAAAAACTTGAATATCGCGAAATCAAGAAGCAATCATATGATAAGTATACTGATAACTTTGCCAGATTTTTCACTAATGAAGCATATCACATGGCAGATAAGAAAATCAAGTACATTACAGAAGATGACTTAGAATGCTTTATTAAGACTGTTATTGCCGAATGCAAACTGACGCAAAAGGCATATTCTGACATGCGAATCCTTATTAATGGCATTTTTAAATATGCCAAGAAAAAGGGGTATACTAATCTAAGTATCACACAATTTATGGGAGACTTGGATTTATCACGCAGAGCTTTTACTAAAAATGTGAAAAAGAAAGAGGAACAGGTGTATTTCGAGGATGAAATTCCAAGAATCACAGAATATCTATGGCAACGATATGATATAAGGAGTCTGGGATTATTACTTATGTTTGAGTGTGGAATGAGAGCTGGCGAGTTATCATCACTTAAGTTTTCTGATATTCACAACACTGTACTGAAAGATGGAACTATTAAACATTATATTTCTATACAAAGAACAGAAATTAAGGTCAGAGATGAAAATGGGAAATGGGCTAAGATAGTAAGCGACTATCCTAAATCTGACGCAGGATTAAGAGATATAATTATTCCAGATAAAGCTGTAAATACTGTTAAGGCAATTCGAAGATTAAATCCTTTTGGAACTTATATGTTCGAAGAAAAGGGAGAACGTATAAAGGAACAGGCATTTAACAGAAAGTTGCATAAGATATGTAAGGCATTGGATATTAATTATCGTTCCACGCACAAAGTCCGTCGGGCATACAGTGTTGCGTTGTATGATAATTGCGTGAGCGACACTGTTATAACAGAAATGATGGGGCATACAAGCATTGAGACAACAAGAAAATATTACATTTACAGTAATAAGACTGATAGAACTAAGATTGAGCAAGTTAATAATGCTATCAATTATTAGGATTTTGGTTACAAAGTAATCAAAGTAATCAAGGCACAAAGCCAGAAACCCAGTAATAGAGCGGAATAAGGGTGTAGTCAATGCAGTTCGATTCTCTCATCCCCTGCTATTTTTTCAAGGAGAAGAAGCACTGCAAACCCGCATAAACACTGAATGAAAGGAGATTTTTTGAACATCGTCTTTTTGCGGAAAAATAAAGAGGTAATCAAGAAAGTAATCATAGAAGTTTAGCAAACGCCGTAATGGCGTTATTTTTTTGCTTATTTTTTGGCGGATAACTGTCGGAAACATGACGGTTAATCCGTCTTTTTTTATGTCAAAATATAATCAGAAAGAGAGGTAGTGCGAATGTTTTCAGATGAAATTAGAGAAAAAATCTTGAGCAAAGAAGAATTACAAAAACTTGACTTAGTAACATTATCTCTTGTTATCCACGCAATCGAAGAAGTCTTGGAGGAGGTAGAAGATGATAAACAATCCTTATCAGACAACACCTATGATGAATAATAATTATATGCCTATGCAGAATCCATATGCGGATAGAATGAACTTTTTGCAAAATTATCAGCAGAGCTTACAACAGCCAGTGGCAGGGACACAAATGTCCTTAGCAAATCAACAACCTATGCCGCAGCAGATAGCAGGCATTAATGGACGAATAGTACAGGCAGTTGAAAATATTAATGCAAATGAAGTGCCTATGGATGGCTCAATGGCATTTTTCCCTAAACAGGATATGTCGGAAATTTATGTCAAGGGTTGGAACGCTGACGGAACCATTAATACGATTGTGTATAAGCCTTATACAGCCCCAAAAGATAATCAGACAGTAAATTCTATGACTAATGCAGAAAACGCTAAATTTACCCTATCAGACGAAAGCACACAGCTATTCTTAAATAAGTTTGAAGAGTTATCAGAGAAAATAGGGCAGTTGGAAAATAGATTTGATAAATCTTTAGGAACACAGAGAAAAACATCAAGAACTCAAAGTAAGGGCGGTGATGAAGAATGAATCAGCAGTTAATTCAAACTATAAATCAACTTAAGTCAATTCGGAATCCACAGCAAATGGCAATGAATTGTTTACAACAGTCGGCACAGCGTGGAAATCCTATGGCAAAAAACTTGCTTAATCAGATAAACAGTGGAAACACGCAAGGCGCAGAGCAAATTTTAAGTAATTTTATGAATACACAAGGAATAAACCTTAATGATATTAAGGGTATGATGAATTAGGACATTTTGGGTTGTGCGCACATAATGACCGGTTATCCCATTTGTTAATAAAATAAATGGAGGTAAACAAGATGTTTAATTCAAACGGAGTTAGTCTCGCAGATATTGCCGCAGTAACAGGCAATAATCGTAATAACGATGGTATGTGGGGCGATGGTGCATGGTGGATTGTAATTCTCTTAATCTTTGGCTGGGGAAATAACGGCTGGGGCGGTTTCGGTGGAAATGGCAACGGTGCAGGCTACACTGATTCAGCTATACAAAGAGGTTTTGACAATCAGGCAGTTATCAGCAAGCTAGATGGCATTTCTAACGGCTTATGTGACGGCTTTTATGCCATGAATAACAGTATGCTCACAGGCTTTAATGGTATCAACACAAATATCATGCAGACCGGCTATGGCATTCAGCAGGCTATTAACGCTGATACAGTCGCTAATATGCAGAATACCAACGCTTTACAGGCGCAGCTTGCTAACTGTTGCTGCGAAACTCGTGAAGCTATTCAGGGAGTTAATTACAATTTAGCAACTAACACTTGTGCTTTACAGAACACAATGAACAATAATACAAGAGATATTATTGACAGCCAGCAGGCAGGAACAAGGGCTATTCTCGATTACTTATGCACAAAGGAAAATGCAGATTTGAGAGATAAGGTTCAGAAACTTGAGCTTTCTGCTTCACAGGATAGACAGAATGCACTTCTGACTACTGCAATGACAGCACAGACACAGCAGATTGTCAACTCTGTAAATCCTACAGCTATTCCAGCTTATGTTGTGCCTAATCCTAACGCTTATGCTTATGGATACGGTTGCAATACCGGCTGTAATTGCTAAAACTGAATAATTGAGTATCTTAATTGAGTTTAACTCGATTATGTCTGCTAAGCAGTATTACTTATAAGCACAAAGGGCAGACTATAATGTTTGCCCTTATTTTTATGAAAGAGAGGTAAAGATAATGGAAATAACAGGAATTGCATTACAAACAGTTGCCGCCGGAGAAGATGTTGCATTCACAGAAACACCAGTATGCGGAACTAAATGTATAGTCCACAGACAAGGAAGCGGAATTATCAAGTTAAGAGGTATTACAAATCAGTGCAAGGCTAGATTTTTAGTATCTTATAGCGGAAACATTCAGATCCCGACAGGCGGTACAGTTGGAGCTATTTCACTTGCCATTGCAGTAGATGGAGAGCCTTTGCAGTCAACAAGAATGATTGTTACACCAGCCGCAGTTGAAAATTTATTTAATGTATCAGCACAGGCATATGTTGATGTACCTTGTGGCTGTTGCAGTACTGTAGCGGTGCAGAATACATCAGCACAGGCTATTGAAGTACAGAACAGTAATTTGATTGCAGTAAGGGAGGCTTGATATTATGCATAAATGGGCTAAACAGATTATGGAATGTGTCAAGGCTAAAGTTGACGGAATTGGAATTGACAATTTTGAAGGACAAAACCTTGACGATTTAAAGGACTTTACAGAAATAGCGAAGAACATAGCTTGTTTTGACAAAGATTACAGAATTGTTGAAGCTATGGAAAAGTCAGAAGATAATGAAGATATTATGCGTATGCTTGAACAGTACGAAGATTATCCGGACAGAAGATATTATGACCACTACCGCTATGCAAATGGCAGATTTGCCCCAAAAGGCAAAGGAACATACCGCAGAGGATATGAAGAACCGCCTTATATGCACATGTACCCAGAATCAGAGCATATGAGAGATATGGATAGGGATTATGGCAAGATGTACTATACAGAGCCAATGTCTGAAAGTAATTACGACAGAGCAAAGAGAAACTACACAGAAACTAAGGAAATGCACAAGAATAATACACCAGAAGATAAGGAACACAAGATGAAGTCACTTGACAGCTATACTAAGGAACTTGCAAGCGATATTACAGGTATGGTGGCTGATATGTCAGCAGAAGAGAAGAACTTGCTTAGAACAAAGTTAAGCACTCTTGTATCTAAGATATGATTTTAAGGGCTATGAGTAGCAATATTCATAGCCTGTTTTATTCAGAAAGGAGCATACAGATGTTTTTTACAATTAATGGTACAAATTGGCGAGTGCAATATGAAAATTCAAATTCGGGTGAATTAAAGCGGTCAGACAATGTTTCTGTACTAGGTGTAACTGATAGAAATACGCATACAATTTATCTGTCAAATGCCTTGCGTGGATTTATGGAACGCAAAGTGCTGATACACGAAGTGTGCCATGCAATCTGTATGTCCTATGATGTGTATTTGCCGATTGAACAGGAAGAGATATTGTGCGATTTTGTGGCAACTTATGGTGATGAAGTATTTGACATTGTTGATATGGTTTTAGGAGCAGTTAGGAGAGTGGGATAATGAGTATTGATGAATTGTTAAAGATAATCCAAAAGACTAATCCGACTATGACTAAGGAATTATTGATATATGAGCTTGGTCAATGTCGGTATTCAAGCAAAGCATTAATTTATACAGAAAGTTGTTGTATTGACAATAATATTTAAAAATGCTATTATTTAATAGATGTAAACAATTGATAATTAATATATCATTTTACCTTAATAGAACCATAGTGGAAAGTTGCATTGATACATTTTTGTATAGGTGCAACTTATTTTATTTTAGAGGTTTTATTATGAGAGTTGTAAGATTAAAAATGTATCAAGAAATGGCTAGATTCAATAATCCATCAGCGCCAAAAGGTGCAGATTGCTACCCTTTGCCACCATTTAGCACAGTTAATGGGTTTATTCATTCAATGTGTCAATGGAAAAGGTATCATAAATTAGATTATTTTGTTACTGGCAAAGGAATTTATAATACTAAGGTGCAAAAAGAATGGCACGGTGGCTATAATTTCAACAAAATTAGCGATGAAATGCTTAAGCGTTGGGATGTTATAACAGATTATGCAGACGGAAGCCATACCGGCTGGGTTAGTACAGTTAAATATCATCTAATGCTAGTTGATTTATATACAACTATATACATCAAAGCTGATGATAGTGACATAGATGATATATACCATGCTTTACTAAATCCGCCGGTATATCCATCATTGGGTGAATATGGTGATTTGTGCAAGATTGAAGCAGTAGATATTATAGAGCTCAAGGAGCTTGATAAATGTGTACCAGCTCCACTTGCTATGCAATCTTATATTCCTGTTAATAAAGGCAATTTTGCAGGAACTATCTATAGAATTAATAACAAATATGAAATTATCAAAGGTTTTAGACGATTCCAGAAAGTTCCTTGTTACTTAGTAGATAAAGAACAGGAAGTTGTTAGTAATCTTTTTGATGACGATAAACCGATTATTTTTATAGATTAATTTAAACCCCACGGAATATAATGCAACTTTTTTGCTACCTCCGTGGGGTTCTCTTTTATATTCGTAATTTCGATTTTGACAATTTCCAGAATTTGGTGAAGATTTCGTTCAAATCCTACTTAAAAAATTGAAAAAATTTCTCACAAAATTATAATGCGCCGTTTCAAATACCCCCGTCACTTTCAATTTTGAAATCCAAAAATCGGTTGAAAACTTTTATCAGATTTTGACCTCGATTTCGTTTAGATTTGCCTTGAAAAATTGATAAAAAACTTTATAGCTTTAACACACTAAAGTGTATGGCTGATTCTTTGCGGTTATAGGTGCGGCTTACAATTTTGGCGTTGTGACTTTGCGATTTGCCCTGTACAGCGGTTTTATTGTGTCGGTGTAGACTTATAAGCCTACAGAACAAAACAGCCTCAAAACGCTTTTAAATGCATTGTATAAAATGGGTATTATATGCCCTTGTAGGCTGTGGAAGCTGTCGCCAGCTCTGGAAGATATACCAGAACGCACGCCGCCCCAACTGGGTATACTTGTACACCTGAAAAGGCATAAAAAGACTTATATATAAGCATAGCATTATTATATTATTTTTTCAAGGTACACAATAAAAGCATATAAATATATCTAGTGCTTGCGGCTGGAATCGAACCAACCAAACCACAGCAAGCCAAAAAGGGCGCAGATTGTACGCCCTTTGCATTAAAATAACTCTGTGTTAATCTGCATTGTAATTTCCGCCGCTTCTTTCTCTAGCTTTGCCATTAAATAATTATCCGCGTTTTCTTCTGCTTTTTCGTACTCCTCGCGAATTTTATCAAGCTTTTCTTCTAAATATTCCATCATTTTTGATTCTCCTTTAAATTAATATCCTAGCCACGCATAAAGCTGCGTCTTGCTTCAGCCTGTTACATCTTCCACAATTTCGAGTTTTTCATGGAACGCAAACATGCAATCCGCGAAAATATGTCCGTCTTTGGTGTAATTTGGCACGCTGTGCGCGTCCAGAATCTTCTTAATTCTACTAATTTCCATATAATTTAAAACCTCCATATTCTTAATATTATCCCTTATAGGACAAAAGCAAGCCGGGGAATCGAACCCCGGAAGTGCCAGCCTTGCTAATTATGCTAAGAGCTGCAAAAGCTCCGCGCGTTTAGTCTGTATCAATTCCTTTGCTTTCATAAAATCAACCGCACCGCCTGTCATATATTCGATATACTTCGCAGCGCTGATATATGCGTCAAATTCTGCCTTGTATGCTTCATCGAAGGCATTTTCTAATTCTTCGCTTTCTGGCTGTTCTGTCCATCTGCTTTCTGCTTCGTCTGCGACTTTTTCCAGTTGTTCCAACTTCTTAATCTTTTCAAGTAAAATCTTCATAATTCATGCCTCCTTATTAATATGTTCAATCTTGAATCTGTCGCGTGTATCTTTCGGAATAACTAAATTAACAAAATCTTCCGCCAAAACTAAGGTATCAAATTGTGCCACAATTTTTTCTTTAGGACTTTCAAATTCACTGAAATATTGTGTTTCTATAACTTGCCAATTCATATTTACCCCTCCTTATAATCTAATCATTAAGCCTAAATCATTGCTGTTTTTGGCTCTAATAATATAAAAATCTTTAACTACATCATTAAAATACTTCTTGGAAGCTGTAAACATCTTGCCGCTTCCCTCATATTCTATACGCTCAATCTTTCCGTTTTTGTGAACCTCGAAAAAATCGCAATGCATTGTGATAAACAACTCTTCAAATCTCATAACCTTGTACCATTTCGCCGACTGTGATATAATCGGCTTACCTTTCTTTTTTGATTGGTGGCGGTTCGTTTCCTTGGTCGGGGCAACCGCCTTTTATTTATGCTCTTATTATAAAGCTATCGTTATATAATTACAAGTCGCAAAATGTAACAAATATATAAAGCTATCTATATATTTTTATTGTGCAATATGTATAAAGCTATCTATATACAAAAATATAACGCTACTATATAATAAAGTTATCTTTATATTTATATTGACTTTGATATAACGCTACTATATAATAAAGTTATCTTTATAAAAGGAGTTGATTTGATGGCAGTATCTAAAGCACAGGCAAGAGCTATAAAAAAATATGATAATAAAGCATATTTTAAAAGCCTTGTAAGGTTTAAAAAAGAAGATGAGGAACGAATCAGAGCGGCGGCGGGTGATAGCCTTAATGGCTTTATCGTGGCGGCTGTAATGGAGAAAGTACAGGAGACAGAAAAAGCGAAAGCTTCAACCCGTACAAGCTCCGACGAATGCCCATTTTAAATAATTAAAAGAATTTTAAAATACCACTTGACTATATAACGATAGCGTTATATAATAAGGGTACAAATTAAGAAAGGACAGTGAAAGCTGGAAGGTGGAAAGGATGAAAACAATCGAATTATTAGACAAAGTCGTTGAGCTTGGATTTAGCAGAGAAAAGGCACTTGCTGACATAGACGCAAGCCTTGACGAAATAATCGGAGCAGAAAACAGAAAGCCAATTACAGAAGAGGAAGTCAGCGAAGAGCTGGCAAGCGATATTTTATTAGGTTTTGAATGTGAAAAAGAAAGCAATTAAGAAAGGTTAAAAGGTGGAAAACATGAAAACATACCACATAATTGACAAGAGACAAAGAGACACCAACACCGAGTTAATACATTATACATTTAATGAGCTCAAGGATTACTTTAAGCCAGATATGAGCAATTACGAAGAGGAGGAAGATATCTTCAATGAAATGCTTGCAAGCTGGGAAAAGATAGAGGATTTGCTCGATTTGGAGGATTACCTCCAGAAAGAATGCGGAATCGGTGAAGCGGTTCCGTACACATTCGAGGAAGACGAAACCGAGGACGAAGAAGCAAGACAGAGAGCTAACAGATTTTTTGAAACAGCAAGATAATTAAAGAAGGGTTAAAAGGTGGACGATATGAAAGCATATTACACAAACATATACAACGAGGGAATGATTGGTGAAGTATTAAGACATAACACAGCAGAAGAAGCCGAAAAATATCTTGATAAAGAGTGGGACAGGCTCACAGAAAGAGAGCAGAAAGGATTTAAACCAGGCACGGCGGACAGTTTCAAGGCGTTTGAAATTGAAGCAACAGATGAACAGCTTGAACAGATAGAAGCTGGTGACATTGCCCCAGAAGAGCTTGCAACAGAAATAATAAAAGATATGTTATAATATTTAGGCGGTGTATATCTGTTATACATCGCCTTTTGAATGCCTATTGATTAATTATATTTATTGTGTTATTATGCTAATAATTAAATATATAAGATTTACACCCGATAATTATATAATAGTTATCGGGTTATTTTTATGTTATTAGATATATAATAATTAATTAGCTGGAGCAGATCTAGCAGAAAGGGGAACACATGGAGAAAGTACAGGAAGCACCAGACACGCCCGAAGTATTTCAAAACGACATAGAACTTTATTTATCGCAGTTTTGCGAAGAACACAATATCGAAGATATGACCAAAGAACCGCAGAGCAGATGGAACGCCGCTTTAATGTATATAAATAAATATGTTTTCAGTGATAAAAGCATATTAAAGTTAAGTAATAATATTAATAAAAATAATACTAATTGTATAATGAACAGTAATTTTTATATGTATGATTTAGATAAATTAGAGTATATATTATATATATATTATTATTTATGTTCTGTATATGATAAAGAGTGTAGTATAATGGGATATAGTTTATTAACAGGTATTAACTATGATACATTAATGGACTGGGGAGCAGATGAAAGAAAACTAAGTACAAAAGGCTTCGACATCGTGCAAAAACTGCGGCTTTTTCGTGAAGAAAGTTTATCAAATAAGCTTGCAACCGGCAATAAAAACCCTGTCGGAATCCTTGCAATACTCAACCGGCATTTTGCGTGGAATCTTCCGGGTGTCAGCAGAGAAAGTTCTGCCAAAGCCATTAAAACAGCTGCAGACCTTCCGCAGCTTGGCACATCTGGAAACGCTCAAGGCTCTAATGTTAGTCAAATTGCACAACAGGAAATCATTGTGCAAGATGTACAAGAAAACCCACAAAGCCAGTAAATAAGCAGGTTCTAGCTGTTTGGCTCACGATAACAGCATTTCGCTAAATTAGACTTTAGCGAAGTGATAAAACAGAACATTTGAGCGATAAAAGTACGATAAAGCCAGTAAATAAGCGGATTGACAATGATTGCGTGATAATTATTTATTGCGCAGTCGCTCCGCTCTGGCTGATTTCATTGTGCATTATTCACAAACGCATGGCGTGGGGGTTATATATCCACGCATTGCGAGCCTAACTAAGTCACTCAAAAAACCCCAAAGATAAAAAGGCTTATTATATATATTTATATATACATAACCAACTACTATAATTTATTAAACCATATATAATAACCATTATATTTATTAATATATACAACTTTATTAATAACCCATATAATATAATTAATTAAATCTACTGTACAAATCTGATAGATAGGTGTATAATAGATACATCTTAATTATTCACAAGATATTCAATAAACACATCAGAAAACGGCTAATTCAGCCGAGTAAATTCCAAAAATTTTTAAAAACAAAAAAGAGTGTTTCGGACAGGAGAATGATATATGACCGGAAATGAGTATCAGGCATTAGCTATGCGGACAAATGATTGCAAAGCAACAGACAGAATACTTGAAAATATGTTAACGTGCGATATGAAATATCTTTTACAGCAAAATTTGATTGCAGAAGACGAACAACATCTTGATTTTGGTGGCATCTTCAATGCTTGTCTTGGATTATCCGGTGAAGTTGGAGAGTTTAACGACATAATTAAAAAATGGATTTTCCACGAGAAACAGCTTGATATTGACCACGCAAAGAAAGAAGCTGGCGATATTTGTTGGTATCTTGCAATGCTTTGTGAATCCTTCGGTTGGAACCTTGATGAAATCATGCAGATTAACATTGATAAGCTGAAAGCAAGATATCCAGAGGGATTTGATACTTACAGAGCTAATCATAGACAGGCAGGTGATATTTAATGGGAAATGCTGAAAATAATGGATTTTGCGTTAATTGTATAAACAAATCATTACTATTTAGCGTAGAACCATGTAAAAGCTGCATTAATAACGGCGGTAAGGGATATAACTTTACTCCACTTAAAGATGTCGCACCTAGCGTCAATGAAAAGCCGGTAAATGACAATGTTAATCATCCGAGCCATTATGAGACTGGCAGCTTTGAATGTATAGATGTTATGTTGGAAACACAGGGCAAGGAAGCCGTTAAGAACTTTTGCTCATGCAATGCTTTTAAGTACATTTACAGACATAATAACAAGAATGGCTTGGAGGATATTCAAAAAGCCAAGTGGTACATTGACAAATACATAGAATTGTCAGAATAGCCGTGTCGGTCAATGAAAGTATAATGGCTACAAAGGATAGTACACTGCGGTTTGTGGCGAATATATACCGAGAATAGCCACTTAATGCACCATAGCCAAGCGGTAAGGCACAGAGCTTTGACCTCTGTATGCGTCGGTTCGAATCCGACTGGTGTAGTTTGTCTTACTTTTATCGTAGACTACCATGTTTTGCATTTTACAGGGTAGTCCTCCTTCATATGCTCTCTTGGATTTGTTTCAGTTAAGGGTGGTGCAAGACCGCTCGGAGAGTTTTGCCTCGTACAGAGGTGCGAAATTCAACTTATCAAGGTTCTTCCTCAATATTCCCCCAAAATATTATTGCATTTTCCCTTGATAGCCGTTACAGGCGGTATTTGCCGATATGGGATAAAGGTATTCCAGTAGCTTGCTAAGCTATCCAACAGAAATGTTGTTCGTGTTCGATTCGCGATGTCGGCGCTAACTTACGACAGAGGTGAACCTTGCCGTAAGCGGTAGAAAGTCCGCATGAAATTGTACAAAGTAGTGGCAAAAGCAATTTCAAATATAGCAGTTCCACTACACTGCTATATTTGCCGTGTGTCCGGTTTGTCGAGGGTGCTGTCTTGAAAACAGTCTGGATGTAAAAGTCTCTGGGGTTCAAATCCCTAACACGGCGGTTGCCCGAAATGTGGCGTTGATGTGTGGCGAAATGGGTAAACGCTAATTGATGGTTAAGAGAACGGTGTGCGATAAGGATTGCTAGAACAAGTCTGGTAAATAGCTGTAAGCAATTACACCAATAAATCCGTTAGAAAATAAAAATCCATTTATCCCTATTCGTAGGTGCAGACTAACTGACGGAATCTCATGTGTGGTTCAAATCCACACCACATCAATTTCTTATCTCCACTTAGTCGGATACTACTGCAATAGTTCCGGTCGATGGGAGATGTATGAATAGTAGTTGTATTATCGGAAACAGAAAACTCTTTGCAAAATAGAATTTGCAGATTTGAAATGCATTGGCATGGTTTGGTCTGACGGAGTTCGACTCTCCGTGCAACTATTTACAACAAACTAGGTTAGCTACCGAAAAGCACTTCCGCTGTGCCTGTTTGTTGTTTTTACCAATCAAGCGGAGTGTGTATCACAGGCATACATAAATAATATCAAGCGGAGGTATTCGATTATGGCAAAAGAAATTATAATACCCGAAACTAGGGATTTTAAAGGCGTATGGATTTACAAAAATTTATATCTATCAAGAGAGTATACGCCTAACGAAAAGTTTTTACTCTTAGAAATATACAGTTTATCAAAAGGCAGTAAAAAGCAATGTTATGCTAATAACAGACATTTTGCTGATTTTATCGGTGTAAAGGAAAATACAATTCAAAAGGCAATACTAAAATTAGAGAAAAACGGACATATTAAGCGTGAATACACATATAGAGAGGGAACAAGAGAAATTACTGGCAGGATAATAACACTCACTCAAAAATTCTATGATGATTTTATTAATGAATTGGAAATAAAAGAAGAAAATGAGGGGGTGGATAAAAATCCACAGGGTAACGGAAATAAATCCATAGGGGGTAGTGGAGAAAAATCCATACATAAGTATAACAATTATGGTTTAAGTGATAAATGTATAAGTGATACATCAAATGCTCTTTCAGAATCTAAAGATTCTTCAAGAGGAGATATATATGCTTTTTCAGTTGAAAAAGGCGAAAGCAAATCTGATGCAATTAAAAACATTGCTGTTGAATTTGCAGATTGCGAGCCGTCAGATTGGCGAATAGAGGAGTTAAAGCATATTATTGACTATTTCCTTGAGCAATACAATAAAACTTTAAATATGAGCCATATACGCATTACAGAACAGGCTTTGACAAAGATAGTTATTAATTACTTTGAGCCAGTTGGTAATTATATGAGTGATAATTCTGCTTATGGATTTGATGATTACTACAAAGAGTTAATAGATTATTACTTACAGACAAAATACAAGATTAATGGCAAAGAAGTAACTAAGAGCTTGCAGCATTTCATGTCTGGAATGATAAGAGAAAACTTAGCACAGAAATATTTGAAATAAGGAGTGATTATTATGGCTATGGGCGTACATCCACTAAACAAAGATAAATTCTATGAAGCAATTAACTTATACATATCGGGGCAGGCTTCACAAGTAAAGGCGGCAAAAGTAGCAGGCTGTAGCGTGCCGACATTTAAGAAATATGCTAACAAGATTTATGGCGGCGAAGAATTACCAGATAATTTATGGGGGAAGAATGATGATTGAGAGAATTGTTAATCGCTGGATAAGACGCAAGACAAAGAATTTAACAAGAATACCATTGTTTATGATGACATTTAACTATCGTAAATATAAAGCAGACGGCAAGAAAGACAGTTGTATGTTTTACGCACACCCAGATATTGCCAATGATGAATTTGTGAAAAGCAAATTACAGGAAGTTGTTGACCATATCAGAGATAACTATGATTTGGATATATTTACGAAGATTTGAGGTGTAATATGAAAGATTGTTCAATTTGCAAATATTGTGATGAGGATTTTATTTTTGATGAAGAAACGGGAGAAGAATATCCGTTTTATGGATGCCAAAAAGGGAATAATACATCACTTGATTATAAGTGTAAAGACTTTGAACAATACAAACCGAAAAAATATAAAGAGAAAAATACCGAATGCGATATATGTGAATACAGAGAAAAATGTGCAAAATATAGTTCTGGGATAGACTGTACAACCTACAGAGATACAAAAATACATATTATTTATCCGCAAGACAAATGTATTAAAAGGGCAAAAGAACTAGGTGTTGAGATACCTAAAGATATTGGAAACTATTTTAAGAAATATGAGGTTGAGGTGTAATATGTGTAAATTTTGCGAGGAAAAATTTCCTGTCATAACACATTATGGCAAGTTTAAGATTGATAAGTTGTCAAATACACCTGTAATTACATGCGACTTGAATAAATGTCCGTCCTTTGCAGTGTGTAGCAGTAAAGAGATGAATGTTGAAATGGTAATGAAAATAGCTTATTGCCCTATTTGTGGTAGAAAGTTGGTGGAAGAATGAATGAATTTTTAAAATTTTTTGACGATAAAGCAAAAGACTTTCCAATGCATCTTGAAATTACTTATAGCAAAATATGTGATTGGAATATTTTGATTTATAAAAAAGGCTGTGCTGATGATTACCCTAAAGCTAGGTGTAATGGCGAAGATGTAGTAATTGTCGATGAAAATGATGGTGACATGGAACTTTGCTTTGCTAAGGCACATGTAGAGCTGAAAGAATGGCTTTCGGAATTTAATGGCGGATATTAAGGCGGTAGAAGAATGAAACATCAAAAAGAATGGCACACTTGTGATAGGTGCGGAAAAGAAATAATACCTAAGAGCTGGAAAGAAGTTAGATTTAAGCAAGTTGGATGTTGCGGAGATATAGTTCCCACTTTTGAAGATAATGATATGTGCCTTGAAATCAAGAGTGTCCGTAGATATAAATTTTTAGAAAGAACATATGATTTATGCCCTAAGTGCAGGAAAGATTTTGAGAGGTTTATGAGAAATGAATGATTGTTCGAAATGTAAATTCAGCGAAGAAGATTATATTTTTGACGAAGAAACAGGAGAGGAATATCCCATTTACACTTGCACCAAAGGGAATGATACAGACCTGGATTACAAGTGTAAGGATTTCAAGGAATACAAGCCGAGAAAATATAGAGAAAAAGATACAGAGTGTGATAAATGCGAATATCTTGAAACTTGCCTTAACAAGAGCAATGTTATTGATTGTAAAACAATCGCTGATACAAGAAGCCATTACATATGTGGCAGAATGGGGTGTATCAAAAATGAATAATTGTAATTTTACCACTTGCCGATACAATGCAGATGGCAAGTGTGCCAATGACGAAAAGAAAAAAGAATGTATTGATGTTTGCGAAAAAGTGTTGTGCATTGATAAGAAAACGTTCAGAAAGATTGATAATGTTAAACATATCGGCGATGATGATGGCAAACCAATAGAAACATCTGAATTTCACGATATGACTATTGGCATTGATGTTTCAGTTGATGCAGTCAATGAGTACGCAAAATCAATTCTAGGCAGATACCCGAAAAATAATTATGAATTTTCAAGAGCATTAGCAATGAAAATTCTAGAGGAAACAAAATCATTAGCGAATAATGAGAAAAAGGAGTGAGATTATGTTAATAGTTGCATTACAAGATGATATAGACAACTTATACGCCATATGGAATACAGCTACAGACCGATTTTTAGCGGTTAATTCGGATAGAGACTTTGCAATGGACGCAATAATACAATATAAGCATTGCTCTATAGCGGAAGCTAATTCAAGACTAGACAACCCACAACCATTTTCTGACATTGCTAAGGCTATTTACAATAGCAATATTAAAAGTGCATTAAATGTACTACGCACAAGATGTCACGAAAACGCAAGAGATAGTTTTGATAAAGGTAATTATGGAATTTTGCATATAGTTACAGCAGATGAATTAAAATAAATAATTGCTGATTATCAGCGGAAAGGAATTATTATGAAAAAATTATTTGTAAGCGTGCCGATGAAAGGCAGAACAGAGGAAGAAATTAAAGCAAGTATTCAGAAGATGAAAAAGATTGCTGAAATATACGAGGGCGAAGAGTTAGAGCTTATCGACAGCTACATTGAGGATAACCCACCTAAAGACAGCAAAGAAGCTGTATGGTATTTAGGTGAAAGCCTTAAGAAGCTGGCACAGGCTGATGTGTTCATAGGAATTGCGGAGAACTATGATTGGAGTGGCTGCTGCATTGAAAGGGAAACAGCAGAAAGATATGGCATTAAAGCATATATGATTCCAGCAAGATATGTAATTGATGATTATAATGCACTTGTGCAGAAATTACATCCGGCTGTCCGTGACGTATTATTCTAACAAAATTTTACCGGCTAACAAATAGAGTTAGCCGCTACCCTAAAACAGTTATAGGCAGAGGTCTATAAGCACCTTTGCTGAAAAGTGGAGGTGCTTTTCTTATGGCTAGTCAGAGCCTTATTTCTACAATCAATGGATATGAAAATTACATAGAGAGAAATGGAATAGATGAACAGGTAATTGATGCCTATGTAGACGCTTGCAGTGTAGCCATAAACGGCGAGAAAGATATTGAGTATGGACTACAACTTACTAAGAGGGCAAAAGAGCTTATAGAGGGCTTCTGCATGACTAAAACAGGCGGTACAATTTGGAATTTAGAAAAGTATGCGTTTGCAAATAAAACGGAATATGAGCTGATTAATTGGTTTTACGATATTTTACTGATTGAAGCGCAAAACAAGGTTGTTGACAGTTTTTTTAGATACATAGAAAAGAAACGTGAACCTAAAGAAAGATTCTATATGCCGAGAAGAAAACAGTTTATCAAAATAGGCTTAATAGAAGCATTACAAGGCATGATTGATGATAAATATGATATTTTATGTATTTCTCTCCCACCCGGAACAGGAAAAACCACAATCGAAAAGTTTTTCCATTCTGCGGTTATAGGTTGGTACTCAAACGGATATAACCTTTTTTATTCACACAGCGGAGACATTACACGAATGTATTATGATGGAGTATACGATATTGTCACAAACGCTGACGAGTATACATGGGGAGAAGTGTTCCCTGGACTTGAAGTAACAAGTACAAATGCAAAACTTGAACAGTTTAACGTAGGAAAATATAAGCCATTTCAATCTGTACAATGTACATCTGTCGGCAGTAAAAATGCCGGTAAAGTCAGAGCCAATAAATTTCTGCTAGTTGATGATATGATAGGCGGCATTGAAGAAGCACTAAACCCAACCTATCTTGATAAATTGTGGGATAAATATGCAGTAGATGCACGACAAAGAAAGATACCGGACGAGGATGGAAACCCATGTAAAGAAATACATATTGCTACAAGGTGGAGCGTTAGAGACGTAATAGGACGTATTATACAAGCTTATGAGGGAAACAAACGAGTTAAAGTAATATCCGTACCTGATGTAGACCCAGTAACAGGAGAAAGTAATTTTGACTTTGAATTTGGTGGCTATACAGTAAAGGATTTTGAAGATATTCAGCTGCTTATGGATGAAATCTCATATCGCTGTCTGTATAAACAAGACCCTATAGAACGTGAGGGCTTATTATTCCCGGACGATAAAATCCGCAGATACCTTAATCTGCCACACGGAGAACCAGAAATTATCACAGCTCAATGCGATACTAAGGGCAAAGGTACGGATTACTTTGTACTACCGGTATTACAGAAATACGGAGAAGATTATTACTGCATTGATTGTGTATGCGATAACACAGCGGATTATGAAGAACAATACAGAAATGCCGCAGCAGTACTTGTGAATAATAAAGTACAAGAGTGTGAATTTGAACGTAATGCTGGCGGTGATAGAGTGGCTATGGAAGTTAATAAGCGTGTTGAGAGTGTAGGTTGGATATGTAACATTACTGATACGCCGACCGAAACGAATAAGGAAGCAAGGATATTCCAATGTTCTAACTGGATATTACAACATATTATTTTTAAAGACGCATCACTTTATAAGCCTAATGAGCCATACGGAGTGATGATGTCACTGTTAAAGCAATATTCGGTATCAGGCAAAAAACAATTAGATGATGTTCCAGATGTTTTCTCAAACTTTGCACTAAGAATGACACAAGGTAATAGAACAGCTAAAGTTGAAGCTGCTATAAATCCATTTAGGAGGTATTAATTTATTATGACAACTAAGGACTATCTTAATCAAATAAGTTATTACAACAAGATAATTGATAATAAATTGATAGAAATAACACAGTATAAAGAATTATCATACAGCATTTCAGCGGTTGTTAATGAAGAAAGGGTCATGTCATCATCAGATCCGGACAAAACAGGCTGTGGATATGTCAGACTTGAACAAATGGAAGAAAGCCTTGACAAGCTTATAGACAAATACATTGATGTAAAAAATAAAATAATAGAGCAGATAGAACAGATAAACAATGAAGATTATTATACAGTATTGTTTCTAAGATATGTCAGAAAATTCACGTTTGAAAAAATTGCAAATGAAACAGGCTGGTGCTGGCGACAAGTACATAGAATACATGCTAAAGCACTACAAGCCTTTGAAGACAAATATGGAAGTGAATATTTGTAAAAGATGTCATAGAATGTCACATTGCCGGCGTGGTATAGTATATCTGTAAGAAGTCACAAAGATGTTTCTTCATAAACACATCCTTATCGGAAGCACCGTTGCTTAATTGCGGCGGTGCTTTTGTTATGCAATGAGGTAGAGATATGAATTTTTATATGAATAAAGATAAATCAATTATGTGTCCGAACTGCCACAAATTCTTAACTAAGGCAGACAGCAAAGACCCACGAACACATAAGTTAGCGTGCAAGCATTGCCACAAATGGATATGGTATGTGCCTAACGATGATGATGATTTTCAGATTAAGGGAATACCACAAAGCAGAAGTTCAAGCGGTATGACATTTTATTAGGAGCAAGATATGAACACAATGTATTTTCAAGACCTTGTTAGAGGTTGTTATGGTAGAAAAATCGCATATACGAATGTAGGTACAATAACTGCTAACAATGTTGTTAAGGTTATTGGAGATACAATCGGAGTATTTTATTGGAATAAGCCAGTTATCAAGTATCTGTGGCATTACTACAAGGGCGACCAACCGATACTGTATAGACATAAGCTGACTAATGAAGATATTACAAACAAGATTGTTGAAAATCACGCATATGAAATTGTTCAGTTTAAGGTAGGACAAACATATGGCGAGCCAATCCAGTTTATTAGCCGCAAAGATGATGAAGCTATCAATAAGGCAGTTGACATACTTAATGATTTTATGGCGGATGCCAATAAACAGGAGAAAGACATTAAAGCTGGAGAGTGGCAGTCGGCAACAGGTACATCATTCAAAGCAGTTCAACCTAAAAATGGAGATGTGCCATTCAGAATTGTAGCACCTACGCCAATGAACACTTATGTTGTTTACAATGAAAGCACAGAAGAACCTATGCTTGTTGTTCAAGAACTTAAAGACGAGGATGGAAACTGGTATAAAATGGCATTTTCCGACACTATGTCATTCAGAATTGTTGACAGCAAGGTTGCAGAAGCTAAATTGCATACATATGGCGAAATCCCTATTGTTGAGTTTCCTAATAACCACGAAAGAATATCTGATATTGAGCTTGTTATAGGTATGCTTGACGCAATCAATAATATGCAGTCTAACAGAATGGATAGCATACAGCAGTTTGTTGAGTACTGGGTTAAGTTTGTAAATTGCGAAGTGGATGAAGAGACATTTGCAAAAATGAAAATGAACCACGCCCTTACAGTTAAATCTATCAACAAAGACAATAAGTCAGACGTTGAGATTATGACACAGGAGCTTAATCAGACACAATGTCAAGTTGCTAAGGATGATTTGCTCGATAATCTTCAAGCTATCCTAGCGATACCAAATAGAGAATCACAAAACTCTGGCGGCGATACACAGGGAGCGGTATCTTTGAGAGCCGGATGGGATTTCTCAAAATCAAGAGCAAAATTAAAAGACCCTCTTATTAAATCATGTGAAAAGCGACTGGCTGTAGTGGTTCTTAACATCTTGAGACTCGCAGGAGAAGATTTAAAGTTGTCGGTCAGAGATTTTGATGTACAGATAAATCACAGTCCACAGGATAATATGTACACTAAAGCACAGACACTTACAGTGCTGCTTCAAAGCGGCATACATCCACTTATAGCGATTAAGACAGTTGGTTTATGGGGAGATGCGGAAAAGACATTCCTGTTATCAAAACCATATCTTGATAATATATATAAGACTATTGATGATGTGGAAGCACAAGAACAAAAAGCGCAAAAGATAGTTAATCAACTCAATAACAATCAGCAAAATAAGGCAGTTATCGAATAATCGGTAGCTGCTTTTATTTTATACATTTTGCAGCTATGCGGTAAATAGCAGAAAACACAGCAGGAGCGACCTGCGGTAACAAAAGCGTGTGTTTAACGGAGGTAATTATGACAAGAGAAGATGTATTAAAACTTTTTCCAGAAGCAACAGATGAACAGATTACTAATCTTCTTAATCAGAACAATTCAGAAGTTGCTACGGAGAAAAACAAGGCAAAGCAGTACAAGGCTAAGGCTGACACAGCAGACGACTTACAGAAACAGCTTGATGAAATACAGGCTGGCAATCTGACAGAGCTTGAAAAGGCAAATAAGGCATTAGATACAGCTAATCAGCAGATAGCTGATTTACAGAAATCTAACGCTATCAGAGACCAGAGAGAAGCAGCTATGACTAATTTTAAGATTACTGCTGAACAGGCAAAGGCAGTTGTTAAAGATGATGGAAGCCTTGATTACACCGAACTTGGCAAGATTATGTCCGAAAAAGAAACCGCTGCGGCACAGGCTAAGGAACAGGAGATTGCTAAAAATCAGGATATTCCAGGCGGTGGCAGTAATAAAGGTGGTGCAGACAATAAGACAAATGCTGAAAAAATAGCAGAAAGCCTTATATCTAATGCACCTAAGAACAATGACGTTTTATCACATTACATTCAGTAATAGCAGGAGGTAAGAAATGGCAAAGGAAATGAATATGCAGTATGAAAAGACTTCATACGCAGGAGATGTTCAGATTTTAAAGAGAGAGCCCAACGAAGCAATCCCATTAACACTTGATTTTTCAACGGTAACAGAAAAGGATGCGAATGGAAAGAAGATTGTAAAAGCTGGTACACCTGTAAACAAGTCAGGTGTGGCTGATAATACAGCAACAGCAATCGGAATCTTAAGATTTGATGTAACAGAAGACAGACCACAGGGAGTAGTGCTTAAAAAGGCATATCTTAACACAAAGGTAGCAGAAGCACACTCAGGCGTTACATATGGCGCAGCGGTTAAGACAGCTCTTCCAATGATTGTATTTGAATAATAACAGGAGGTAAATAGATGTTAATTAATGAAGTATTAGACAGTAAGTCTATTGCATTATCGGCAACAGAAAACGCTAGCAACCAGATACCTTATCTTGGTTTACAGTGGTTTCCTGAAAGAAAGAAACAGGGGCTTGATTTAAGCTGGATTAAGACACACAAAGGACTTCCGGTTTCACTTGCACCATCTAACTTTGACACAATCCCAACACTTAGAGCTAGAGAGGGATTAAGCAAGGAAAAAACACAAATGGCATTTTTCCGTGAGGGAATGACAGTCGGTGAAGAGGAAATGCTTGAAATTGAGCGTATTCAGTCAGCAGACGACCCTTACCTTGCAAGTGCTTTATCAAGCGTATATGACGATACTAACAATCTTGTAAGCGGTGCGGAGGTTGTTCCGGAACGTATGAGAATGTCACTTCTTGCTACAAGCGCAGGCCATCCAGTAATTGCTATTGAAAGTGATGGTGTTCAGTATGCTTATGATTACGATAAAGATGGCTCATACACAAAAGACCATTATGCTAAGCTGTCTGGCACAAGCATGTGGAGCGATACAGCTAATTCAAAGCCGCTTACAGATCTTAACAATGCAAGAAAGAAGTTACAGAAGCAGGGCAAGATTGCTAGATATGTACTTATGAACAGCAATACATTCCAGTATTTACTTGATAATGCACAGATAAGAAACTCAATCCTTGCACAGAACCTTACAGCAACTATTGAGGCTGACGATGATACTGTTATTTCAGTAGTGCAGAAGAGAACAAAGCTCACTATTGTACTTTACGACAAGATGTACATTGACGATGATGGCAAGGAACAGTACTTCTACCCAGATAACAAGGTTACACTTCTTCCAGAAGGTAGTCTTGGTAATACTTGGTTCGGAACTACACCGGAAGAAAGAACAGCAAGACAGGTAGCTGATGTAGATGTAACAGTATACGGTACAGGTATTACAGTTGCTACAAAGACAGAGTACGGACCACCTATGAAGATGTCAACATTTGCTTCCGAGGTTGTTCTTCCGTCATATGAGAATATGGATAGCACATTCGTATATGAGGTTCATAGCGAAGAGTAGGGGGTGCAACTTATGATATATCCATATATAGTGATTCATAACGGAAAATGGTATAACGCAGGCGAAGAGGTTCCCGAAGAGGGGGCTTTTTTAGGTTATAGCAAGACAACCATTAATCGCATGTCTACATCTGATTTGCAGGCTTTTGCCGCAGAACAAGGTATAGGCAACGCAGAAGAACTTACGGGAGCAGAGTTAAAGAAGCTGCTAATTGAGAAATTAGGATTATAGGAGCTAAATTATGGAATACACCACATTAGAACAAGTTAAAATCAGACTTAAACAATTTCATATTGATACAGTCACAAATGATGATGAAACAACATCTGATGTGGTAGTGTTCGATAACAAAGAAGATAATCCGATAATCGAACAGCTTATTAAACAGGCTACAGAAGATGTAAAGGCAAGAAGAAATTACCCTGACACCTACACAGATGAAATGATAACTGAGGACTTAAAGAAATTTGAGAGCGTTATTGTTAATCTGGCTGTCTATGACCATTCACAAGCAGGTGAAGCATTTATGGCAAGCTACAATGAGAATGGTATCAACAGAACTTGGAGAGACAGAGACAGTTTATTTGTCGGGGTATTCCCTTTTGCTAAGGTTTTATAGAAGATTGTGCGTTACCAATATGGTAGCAGGCGGCACACATTAAGGGTGGTGGGCGGTGTGCCATTATTAATTATGAAAGGCGGTATATCAATGCCAATAGCAGTAATTATAAGCATTATTTCAGTTGCTTTTTCCGTCTTTTTCGGACTGTTTACGTTGGGATTTAATCTTAAGAACAACAAAAAGTCTGACAATGCAGAACTTACAGAGCGTGTAAAAGAAAATACACGCATAAATATGAAACTTGACACAATATCAGGCAACACAACAGAGATAAAAAATGAAGTTATAGAAATGAGAAAAGAACTTAATTCTCACGATAACAGGATTATTAAGGTTGAGGAAAGTGTAAAGTCGGCACACCACCGAATAGACGGATTGGAAGCACGACTTAATGAAGATAAGGAGGTATAGCAGAATGGATATAACATCGGTAACAACAGTTGTAGCAATCGTTGTAATTACATATCTGATAGGCTTAGGAGCTAAAGCAATTCCACACATTAAGGATAATTACATTCCTATAATTGTAGGCGTTGCAGGCGGTATACTAGGCGTTATAGGTATGTATGTAATACCGGACTTTCCGGCAAATGACATTCTTAATGCAATCGCAGTAGGAATTGTGTCCGGATTATCAAGCACAGGTGTTAATCAGATTTATAAGCAGGTAAAGAACAATGCTTGACATTAATAAGCAGGCTATGAAGTATTCACTTCAAGGACAAACAGTAACTATCTATGAAAGAGATGATGAGGGTAATATTCTTTATTACACCGATAATGACGGAGAACCATATCTCGATAGTGAGGGTAATAAAATACCTAAAGTCCTTGAAGAGAAAACGGGCTTTTCAGAGCCTACGGATTTCAAAGCTAACATATCATTCAGCGGTGGAGAAGCACAGAGCAGGGAATACGGCTTTGACACTGCTGATTTTGACGCTATTTTACTGACAGATAGGAATATGTTACCTATCCAAAAAGGCGACCTTATATGGCTTAATAGCAAACCTACATACACATCCGACAGTCTTATTGATGAAACATCAGCAGACTTCACGATTGTAGGCATTAAGCCGGCACTATATTCAACTAAGTATATGCTTAAAGCAGTTGTAAAGTAGGTGGTAAATACGAAGTATCAGACAGGCGGCTTTCCCCAAAATGGTTCTTTATTTATACAAACAGGCAATGAACAGCTAGTTGGTTCTATCTTTAAAGGAAAGACAATCCCATCTACGCAAGAGCCAATAAACGAAAGCATAAGACAGGCTATTTCACAAGCAGTTAAGGAGCGTGTTTATGGCAAGACATACAATTAATATATCTCTGTCTGAAAAGTCCGTAAATGAAGCCATCAGACAGCTACAACAGTATAAACAGAGTTTACAGTATAAATGTGGATTGCTTGTTGAACGACTAGCAGAATTAGGCGACAAAGCGGCAATTATGAGTGTTAATGAAAGTCCATTAGGTAGGACAGTAACATTGAGAGTTGACAGAAAGCCTATTCAAGATGGCTACCAAGCTATTTTAATTGCTACCGGTAAAACTGTTGAAGTAGAAGATAGAGAGCCATTTTACACGCTATTAGCAATTGAATTTGGCGCAGGTATTCATTATAACGCTGTTGCTAATCCTAAAGCTGATGAATTAGGGCTAGGAGTTGGCACATATCCTGGACAGGTCCATGCTTGGCAAGACACATGGTGGTTCTGGGATGAACAAAGTGAAAGTTGGAAACCTACTCACGGCGTTAAAGCTACAATGCCTATGTATAACGCTACAATAGAAATTATTAATCAGTATAAGCAGATAGCAAGAGAGGTGTTTGGTTAATGGCAAATGCAAACGATTGGGCGATAGACCTTGAAAATACAGTCACAGCACTTGTCAAGGCTAAAGCCCTAACGCAGCTAAAGAAAACATATCCAAAGATAGTCATAACTAATGAGGGGGAAAACAGCGGTCAAGCAGTATTCCCAACAGTATACATTCATTTACTACCAGCAGTTGAACAAGGACAAACGCTTGACGGACAGACAATTAACGCATTGTTAGCGACATTTCAAGTAGATGTTACAACTAACACAAGCAAGCCTGACTGTCGCAAGGTTATGGCAGTAATTACAGACGCATTTAAGACAATGAGATTTCAAGGCACATCAATGCCAGAGTTCTCAATCAGTAACAAAGTACATAAGAGTACCGCTAGATTCAGGAGAATGATAGCGGCAAATGACAGATTAATGTAACAAAGAGCAGAAATGCTCTTATTTTTTTGCAAATTTTTAGGAGGTAGACAAGACAATGGCAAGTACAAGTTATAAAGCTAGGGTTATCTACAAAGAGCATAGCGAAGATGGCTTTGCAGGCTCATATAAGTTAATGGTTGCAGCTAAGTCGATTTCAGCACCAGTATCAGCACCTAACACAGTTGAAAGTACAACATTTGAAGATGATTCACAGACATTCTTAATGGGTATCAAAACATCTGACGCTAAGACTTACACAGGAAATCTTGAAAAGGCTTATTTACAGGACTTAATCAAGGCAGAGGGCAAGCAGTTAGATATTATTCAGTTATATGGCTCTGACGGATTAGGTGCGGTTGCTAAGTACGCATTTGTCGGACAGGTAACAGCAACACCTAATGATGTTTCTGGTACTGATTCAGTACTTGAAATGACAGTAACAGCAGTTCCTAACACTTCACCTATTGAATGCACAGACAAGCTTCAAGTTGTCGAAGCTGCTGGTGGCACATTCACAGTAACAAAGGTGGGGGAATGATGAGCCAATCGACTAAATCAAAGGCTGTGTCGATTGGTGGCACAAACGCCAAAACAGCCGACTACACATCATATCTTGATGATGTAACAGAATAATTATTTGAAAGGTAGGTGCGGTGTAAAATCCGCACCTTTCCCTATATGGACGATAGGGTGGGAAAGGGTAAAAATTATGATGAATATTAATGTAAACGGAAAAGAATACAAAGTTGAGTTCTCTTTTGGCGCGGCAGAGTGTGAAAGCATTGTGCAGAAGATGTTTGAATGTATAACCTCTTCTTGCTTGTCTGCGATTTCCACCAAAACAGCAAAGAGTGAAAGTGAAGCGGCAAAGCTTGCGTTTGGTATTCTTAGCGAAACTGTATCAAAAGCATCGGAAATTTGCGTCACAGCCATTTACGCAGGCTGTATTGACAACAATCCTGTAACTATGGATGAAGCAAAGGAACTCACTAGAGCATATATTACAGAGAAGAGAAAGACAGATAAGAGTTACGGATATAGAACATTGTTTGAAGAAATCAAGAAAGCGATGAAAGATGATGGTTTTTTCGAGTTGAGCGGAATAACAGCGATGTTAGAGGAATTGGCGGACAATGTGGAAGAAGCAACAAAAGAGCAGAAGAAGCCGACAGTAGTTCCGCAAGACCACAAGAAAAAGCAGACTTCCACAAAATAATCTGGGAAGAATACTTTGTCTTAGCCAGTTCACTAGGCGTTAGTTATTCAGACTTCCTTAAAATGACACCTAAAAAATTATTACTATACGCAAAAGGCAAAAAGATTGATAGACAAAATCGCGATTCAGAAATGTATAACTGGTTTTTAGTTTACGCAATTCCAGCTATTTCTTGCGGCATTGGTGCGGCATTTAGTAAAGATACACACATTGAATATCCGAAGCAGGCTATTTTATCAGAAAAAACGGAAGAAAGCGAAGAAGATACCTACGATAAAGAGTTACAGCGAATGTTACTCAATGAACAGAAATGGGCGGCACGAGCTGAAAAGAGAGGACTACCGCCAACAATCCTATAAAGGGGGCTAAAGCGTGGAATTAGATTCGTTAGAAGTCAAAATTACCGGTACTGCCACTAAAGCTATCGATTCTGTTGATAAACTGATAGATCAGCTTACAAGGCTGTCAACATCACTTGCGACTGTGAATGGTTCATCACTAAGCGGTCTTGCAAATGGTGTTAGTCAGTTAGGTTCTGCTATGCAGAATATGAACGCAGGAACAGCAGATTTTACAAGACTTGCTAAGAACATCACAAAGATAGGTTCTGTTGATTCGGTTGCACTAACTAACACAGCTACATCACTTCAAGCTGTCACAAAGGCAGTTGCAAGCATATCAGCTATTCCGCAAAATGCAACACAAGTCACAGAATTTGCAAAGTCACTTGGTAAGCTAGGCAGTAAGAGTATAGAAAACGCCGTTGTAAACATTCCAAAATTGGGCAATGCTTTAAATGGCTTAATGACAACGCTATCAAGAGCGCCAACAGTAAGTCAAAATGTTATTCAAATGACTAACGCATTGGCTAATCTTGCTAGTCAAGGTAGCAAGGTGGGTACTTCTTCAAACTCGCTTCAAAAGTCGCTGTATGGCGTTTCTACGAGCGCTAGAACAGCAACTAGAAGTAGTTGGAACTTGGCAAGTGCAATAGGCAAGTTTTATGCCACTTATTTTATGGTAATTCGTGGCAGCAAGAAGCTTATAGAAGCAATCAAGTCAACGACAGATTACATTGAAGCGTTCAACTATCAAGCGGTTGCGTTTGGTAAGATTGGCTCGGAGTGGGATAAAGATTACGAAAAGTACGGATATGATAACGCAACAGCATATGCGGAAAGTTTTCAAAGCAGAGTAAATGATACTCTTGGAAAACTATCTGGCTTAAAAGTCAATGTTCAAGGCGGTTTGCTTGAAGAAAGTGGAGCAAAGAACTTAGGACTTAACATACAAGAGATAACACAGTACGCTTCACAGTTAGCCTCTGTCACTAACTCACTAGGACAGACGGGTGAAGCAACAACAGCAATAACAAAGTCAATGACAATGCTTGCGGGCGATATAAGCTCACTTTTTAATGTGGACTATTCAACAGTAGCACAGAACTTACAAAGCGGCTTAATCGGGCAGTCAAGGGCATTGTATAAATATGGTATTGATATTACTAATGCTACACTAGCGACATATGCTTACAACTTAGGCATTTCTAAGTCTGTATCAGAAATGACGCAAATGGAAAAACAGCAGTTAAGAGTGTTAGCAATATTAGACCAAAGTAAAGTATCTTGGGGTGATTTAGCTAATAGACGGAAGAAAGCTGATATAACTTATCTTCCAAGTGTTGCATAAGAATAGAAATATCTTATGGCAATCGGGCAAAATCGGTGAAGGCTAAAGTTTTCAACTATGCTAATACCGAGATAACTCAATAGATTACGAACAGGCTATTGAGTATCGTAACGAGTAGGAATTGAATAAATATAATATTCCCAAGAGTGTCCGACACTACTGCATATAGGGCAGTATGAGGTGGAAGTGGCTACCACCAAACCAAACATAATGATGTGGGTGATAATATACTCTGAACTTATAGGAAACTATAAGAAGTATAGGATAAAGAGCCTATACGATAACAAATTTGACAATCAACTCCCCAAGTAATATGTTACGCCAGTTCAGCAACAATATGAAAGAGGTAGGAATGGTAGCAGGACAGCTATTTATCCCAATTCTTTCAAAGGTTATGCCGATAGTAAACGGAGTAACTATTGCAATCAAAAGATTATTAGTCAACCTTGCTTCTTTAATGGGGGTTAAGATTGACTTTGAGAGCTTCGGACAAAGTGGCTATAAAGACACATCAGACGGCTTAGAAGATATTTCAGACGGCTACCAAGATGTAGCTGACTCAGCTAAGAAAGCTACATTATCCCTTATGGGATTTGATGAAATTAATAAATTACAGGATGATACAAGCTCAAGCAAGGGTTCAAGTGGTGGTGGCGGTAGCTCTATTGATTTGACAGACGATATTACTAAGGCGGCGGCTGATTATGAAGCGGCATGGAATAAAGCATTTGCCAATATGGAAAATTCGGCAGTTGCTTGGGCTGATAAGATAGAGAAAGCACTTGAACCTGTTAGGAAGATATTTAAAGATTTTGCAATCGGGGATTTCTATGCAGCAGGACAAGATACATCTAACCTTGTGGCAGGAATTTTTAATTGGTTTGCAAAGGCTATAGATGATGTTCCTTGGTATACAATTGGACATAATATAGGAGAGTATTTAGCTGGACTTAATTGGCTTGAAATATTTTCAAGCCTTGGCAATGTGTTATGGCAAGCCATTAAAGCAGCTATCGAATTATGGAGTGGTTCATTTACGGCAGCACCAATCGAAACAACCTTAATAACGGCTATAGCAGCATTAAAATTTACAGGCTTAGGAAGTGTTTTGAAAAAGAAACTTGTTACAGTAATAGGGACAAGTATTAAAGGTGCTTTAAAATCATTCGGAACAGGTAGTATAATATCAGGAATAGGTGGATTACTTACAACAGATATAGGCACTATTATAGGAGCAGGAACAGCAACAGAAATAGGCTTAACTATAGGTGCTGGAATAGTAGGTGGAATAGTAGCCGCTATTGCCGGATTTAATTTAGGCAATTGGCTCAATGAAAAATTAACAGGCGAGAAAATAGATATGTCAATGTTCGACCAATTAGCATATCTTATAAAAGCACCATTTGAAGATTTACCTAGCTTTATTGACGGAGTGATAGAAACAATCACATTCGGGCATAAAGATGATATAGCAAATTGGTGGACTGTAAGTGTTGCGCCGTGGTTTACTAAGGAAAAATGGGGAGAACTGGGAGACAATATAAAAACATCTTTAAGTGAAAAATGGAACAGTTTTTCAGATTGGTGGGGCAATACAGCTATTGTTAGCTGGTGGAATAATAATGTTGCACCGTGGTTTGAAAAAGAAACATGGGTTGACGCTGTTGACGGAATGAAATTAGGAATACAAGAAAAATGGGATTCAATCGTTGGTTGGTGGAACAGTCTGGCAATTGTTTCTTGGTGGAGCAATGATGTGAAACCGTGGTTTACTAAGGAAAAATGGGAAAACTTGGCTGACGGAATTAAAAAAGGCATTCAAGGGAAGTGGGATGATGTTGTAGATTGGTGGGATAGCAAACCAGCACTTCAACGCATTTCTGTGGCTATCGAAGATTTTAAAGCTAAGATACAGAACGCTTGGAACAGCTTTAAGCAGTGGTGGAATGATTTAGGACTTGAATTTCCACACATTGATACACCACACTTTAAGATTGACGGAGAATTTAGTCTTGCACCGCCTAAAGTGCCAAAAGTCAGTATTGATTGGTATGCAAACGGTGGCTTCCCAAACAAAGGACAGTTATTCGTTGCTAATGAAGTTGCACCCGAAATGGTTGGTACTATGGACGGAAGAACAGCGGTAGCCAATCAGCAGGAAATCACAACAGGTATTGCCAATGCAGTTTATCCGGCGGTTTACAATGCGGTTGTAGCGGCTATGTCAGAAGCTAACAACAATGTAAACATAACATTACAAGGTGATGCTGATAAATTGTTTACAATGGTACAGGATAAAGCTAATAACTACACTAATATGACAGGGCAAGCGGCTTTTCCATATTGATAAGATTTGCGTATTGTGTTATTCTTTTGCTATAAAATAAAAGCAAAGGGGTAACACAATATGGCAGAAAAGAAAGCAAAGAAAAAAGACAGTAAGCTAAGCATAGCGGCGGCAATTACAGCACTATTTATATTCACAATCCCAATAGGCTTTATATTGGCTATTGTGGATTTAATCAAAAGTAAAGGCGACAAGTCACAAAGACACTTAGGCTCTTACTTTGCAATAGTATCGTTTGTGCTATTTCTGATAGTTGCTTTTAGTAATGGAAACAGTGATAGTAGTAACAATGCCAATGCTACAAAACAGGCCACCACAACACAACAGAATGCAGACACAGCAACGAATAATGATACAACACTTAAATATCTTAAGCACGAGGTAATTACAGATAGCAATGATAGAGAAGTTGTTGTTGTCTATTTTGACTTTACAAATAATTCAAAAGACAATGAAGCATTTATTTACAACTATAATGTTACTTGCTTTCAGAATGGCAAGGAACTTGACTATCCGTTAGCTAGTTTTGATGTTGACGAATATAACAATGCGGCAAGAGAGTTGCAGACAGGTGCGAATATTACAGTTGCAAGGATATACATACTAGAAGATAAGAGTGATGCTGATTTAGAGGTGACACCTTGGGTTCACAAGAATAGCCGCAAGTGGTAACGAAGTAATCATGTGGAGCAGAGTTGAGAAATACTTGGAAGATTTAGGCGTACACACTTGTGCGCACGACGATTTTATTCCAGAAAACATCTTCTACCGCCTAGCAATGAAAGCCAAAAACGAAACAGCAGAGAAATTTCAAGCATTAGTGGCTGATGAGATTATTCCGTCAATTCGCAAGAATGGAATATATGCTACTGATAATGTTATTGATGAAATACTGAATAATCCAGACTTTGGAATAGAACTATTAACAAAGTTAAAACAGGAAAGACAAGCAAGAGTTGAAGCAGAAAGAAAGAACGCTATCTTAACACATGTCAATAAGACATACACAATGACAGAGATTGCTAAGGAACTGAATCTGAAATCTGCCATTCAACTTAACAAGTTACTTGCTGATAAAAAAATTCAATACAGTGTCAATGGAACTTGGGTTCTTTACTCACCATACAGCAGTATGGGATATGAAGAGATTAAGCAAGAAATCCTTGACAATGGTAAGGTTATTTATCACAGGAGAATAACACAGCTTGGAAGAGAATTTATACTGCAATTATTCAATGAAGTTGCATAGATTTTCTTGAGAATATTAGAATGGCTCAAACAGAAATAAATATAATGGTTGCAAGAAATTTGTAACCACACTAAGGAATGTATCAGAAATGGTGCATTCCTTTTTTAATGCCTTGAAAGGGGTGGTTTGATTGATTGACGCAGTTGTGATTGAGGGGGTTAGATTCCCAGTAGCATATAACGGCTACACATACAGCAGAAATAAGATATGGTCTAAAAATACAGGAAGAAATGACTACGGCGAAATGGTAGGCACAATCGTGGATATCAAAGACAAAGTAGAACTTCAATTACCGCCATTAACAGGCGAGCAGGCACTATTGCTTGATAATGTAGTAAGCGACATAGATAACCCATTTCCAATAGCACAAGTCTTATTCTTAGGTGGCACACAAAAGGAAATGACAATATACACAGGAGATGTGACATATCCGTATCTCACAAGGGCAAAGAACGAGGATGGACTAATAGTCGGAGCAAAATTAAGTTTAATTCAAAAATAGAAAGAGGTTACACATGAAACTTAAAACAAGTGAGTTAATAGACAGATTTCAGAGTTTGAGCAACATATCACATGACAAGACTACAGGCAGAATTGCTATGGCTGTTATGTGCAATATTAAGGCATTAGAAGAGCTGTACAAGGCAACATTACAGACCATAGAAGATACTAAGGTCAAGTATGCAGATAAGGACGACAGCGGCAATCTAGTTATCAACGATAATCAGTATCAGGTTACATCAGAGAACTTAAAGAAGTTACAGGAAGAAGTGCAAGAAATCAATGAGCAAGAGATTGAAGTGCCTGACATGACAATGCTTCCTATGGACGCATTCGATAAATGCGAAGAAATTACACCAGCTAAATTATACTCAATTGAGTTTATGATAAGCCATTAATTAATCAATAAAGGCGGTGTAGAATGAAGATATTAGACACAGCTATGACGGAAATTGTTAAGGGAAATAGTGCAAGGTACTATTCTAAGTATGTCGTTGATGGAAAAGAACATACTGAAACACTTAACAATTTCAAGTTCCAAAACATGATAAATCCCAACAACGAAATTACGATAGGTAACACTTGCAGTAGCAGTGTTACCTTTTCTATTTATATGCCAACAGTAAGCCTTGAAAATAAGGAAATTACCATATTTGAAGGTGTTAAGGTTGGCACAGAAATTAAGTACATTAAGTTGGGAATATTTACAGTTACTAGACAGACGAGTGACGGAGAATACACAAGCTATGAAGCATACGACAGAATGTACAAGGCTGACATGCCTTACTTCTCGGATATGGCATTTCCTAGCACAGATAAAGCTATTCTTAATGAGATATGTGGCAAGTTAGGTATATCTTTAGCAACAAATATAGTCACAGCACATACTATCAGCGACAAGCCGCAAGGATATACCTACAGAGAAATTATCGGTTATATGGCTATGCTACAAGGCTGCAATGCAGTAATTAATTCTGACGGAAACCTTGAATTAAGATGGTATAAGGATAGCGGTTATATACTTGACGGACATAAGTACTATCAGCAGGGCGTTACATTCACAACGAGTAAAGATTTTATTATACAGAAGCTGACTTGCAACAATACCAAAAGTGGTTCTACAGAACAAAGCCAGATTACTTCTGGCGACGGAGCAACAGGGCTTAGTTTTGCCAATCCATTTATGACGCAGGCAATTCTTGATGAAGTCTATAAAAAGATAGGTGGTTTTACATTTAGACCGCTTACAGTTAAGTTTGTCGGTGACTACCGACTAGAAGTCGGTGACATTATAACTGTCAACAAGGGCGGTGTTGATTACAAAGTGCCTATAATGCAGATTACGCACGAATGTGACGGCGGCTTAATGGATACAGTTACATCTATAGGTCAATCTGACACGGAGAATACAAGCGTTGCTTCTGGTCCTATTACTAAGCAAATGGAACGGTACTATGCCGACTTGATACTTGTAAATAAAGCGCTTATTAATAAACTATCTGTTGATGAAGCTGATATCAGATACGCAAGCATTGAAACCTTAAAGGCTGTTAATGCTAATATTGACAACCTTAAAACAAATAAACTAGATGCAACATATGCAGATATCATTAATGCTAATGTGGAAAGCCTTAAGGCTGTTAATGCGGATATTGCAAATCTTAAAGTAGACTATGAGAAAGTTGGCATACTTGACGCAAGTGTAGCTGATATCAAGACATTAATATTCGGTTCAGCAACAGGAACAACAATAACAACGGATTTCTCTAATTCTGTTATTGCTGTTTTGGGAGAAGCGCAGATTAAGTCAGCAATGATTGATAGTCTTGACGCAAGCAAAATCACAGCACTTGACATTAATACTACTAATGTACTTGTTCACAGCGAAGATGGCAAGTCACAGTGGAAAGACAATACAATTCAAATATCTGACAGCAATAGGGTTAGGGTTCAGATAGGTAAAGACGCTAATTCAGATTACAACATGTATATCTGGGATAAATCAGGCAATTTGATGTTTGACGCTATTGGATTAACAGACAAAGGTATTCAACGACAGGTTATCCGTAATGATATGGTTAAGGATAATGCTGATATTGCCGCAAGCAAGTTGAATATAGAATCGCTGTTCAATGTTATCAATAATGATGGTTCACACACGCTTAATTCAACGAAGATATATGTTGATAGTGAACAGCAAACCCTTGATAGCGTATTTAAGAGTATTCAGACAACCGTTGGCGGCAATTCTACATTATGGGGTTCGGCTATTAAGCAATCTAAAGATTTTATTGACCAAAAGTTGTGGTGGACTGATATTCGCAATGGAGAGTCTATCGAAAGCAAATTCAATACAGTTACAAGTACGCTTGATAGCTTCGGTGTGCAAATAGGAGATGTTTACAAGCAACTCAACGATGATTTCAAGGTATATCAGGTGACATACGAGCCGACTAAGGATAATTATCCAGCTAATGAGTGGAGTGTACCTATATATCCAAGCGATGATAGATACCCTAGTGATAGCACATGGGAATACACAGAAGCAGAATATGATAATTATGTAGGCATTATAGCGTATTGGGAAGCACAGAACAGAGCGTGGCGTTGGATTAAAAAAATAGACGGAACGCACGGTTGGAAAGAAATATCTTCAACCGAAATCACTTATCTTCTTAATCAAAATGCCGCGTTAAAGGTGAACCTTAATACAATCAGCTCTGAATTAAGTAAGACACAGATTGATATAAGAGACAATTATAGCACCACTGTACAAGTTAATAATGCTATTACACAGGCAATAACCAAGGAAAGCAATAGTATAAAGTTGGAAGTCTCTAATAATTACGCTACAAAGAAGAGCCTTGAAGGTTATGCTACAACAGCAAGCCTTGACCTTTACATCAAAAAAGAACCGACAAGCGGAGAACTTAAATCTGCAATTGAAGCTATTGCAGATGATATAACACTTAATGCAAGTGGAACAATTAATATTAGTGGTAATAAGTCTGTTAATATTAATGGCGACTTATTCACATTAACGACAACTAATACCACTATTTCAGCAGATGGAACAATCACATGTAAAAAATTAAATGCTAAAGGTAGCAAAATAGGCGGATACACAATTAATGATTATACTTTGGTAGGCGCACAAGTTGGCATAAGCAGTAAAAGTGGATACGGCTGGGCTTTTTGGGCTGGCTCAGACACACCTAGCAAAGCTCCTTTTAGAGTAGGACATACAGGTGAGATACATGCAACTAATGCTGATATCGAAGGAACAATAAAAAGTAGTAATGCAACAATAACAGGAGGCTCTATTAAAATAAACACATCTAACAGTGGAGAAAACATAATACTCCTTAACTCTGGTTCAAGCTCACTAGGGGCGTCACCAGATGGCATGTCTGTTACTAATGGTTCTGCAACAACAGTTATAGGCGCAGAGAATATTATGTGTAATCAAGGGGCTGGTTCTATATCGTGTAAAAAAATAATCGTAAACAATAATGCGGAAATATATGGGAGCTGTTACACCTATGATTACTATTATATATGGTCTGATGGCGGTTGGATGGAATTATCACAATGGATTAAGCAAAAATTAGGTATATAAATCCGCACAGCGGTAGAAAGGAAAACAATATGTTAAGTATAACAAAGACAACAAACTTAAGCGGAACATCTGTGATTAACGGTCAATCAGCTATGACAATGTATGCGGCTGTACCAGAAACAGGTTCATTGACAATTAGTCAGACAATTACTAATAAGGAATTGTACCTTGCAAATCAGACGCAATGCGATAATGATTATGAGAATTTTAAATCGGAAGTCAATAAGCTGTTAAAGAATGAACAGCTAACAATTGGTTCAGATACGACAGACATAACAGGAACAGTAACAGAGTAAATCATCAGAGAGTGTGGGTTTAAGTCCGCACTCTTATTTTCTTTAGGAGGTAAATTATGAGCTTAACTGGATTTCTTTCGTATAGCCGTGTAAACTGGCAACAATCGCCAAGCAAAAGTACTCCGCTTAGTGCGGCAAACTTAAATGTAATGGACGCAGGCATTAAGAATAACAACGACATGATTAGTAATCTTCGCGGTGAAGTTACACAACTAAACAATAATATGCTAGATACTGGAACATATGGTGTTATTGTTAATTTTACTTCACAGAAATACAATGGTTATGTCCGAGCGCCAATTAATTTCAAAATCAAATCCAATAAATACACAATTAAATTGATTTCTGCCTTAAGGATCGGAGACACTTATCAATATGCAGAGGATATTGGAATAGAGTCAAGATATGGATGTGCAATTTTATTTTCCGCTAAAGAAGAATTGATTGGCGCATGTGTTTTGGTGACATTATCTATATCTTAACTTACTGTTTAGTTGCAGAATGAGAATGAGACGCAAGGCATTGACAAAAATTACAGAAGAAGAGGTAAGGTATTTTCTTGTCGAACATGGCGAACTACAAGAAGCAATTCGTAAGGTTGGTAGTGCCACATAACATTAACAATATAATATTTACAAAGCACCTTAGTGGAAACACTGGGGTGCTTTTTTAATGCACATTTTCTAAATTTAGGAGGTAAATTTATGAGTAAATTATTCGGAATTGACACATCAAGGTGGCAGGGAGACTTTGATTTCAAAGGCGCAAAGGAAAATGAGGGTGTAGATTTTGCCATTATCAAGGCAGGCGGTGCTGATGATGGCTTATACAAAGATAGAGAGTTTGAGAACAGTTATAACAAGTTGGAAAGTGCAGGAATCCACAAAGGAGCCTATTTCTTTGGTAACGCATTAAGTGCTGATGAAGCTGTAAATGAAGCTAGATATTTTGCACAGCTTTTAGCAGGTAAATCATTCTGCTATCCAGTATTCTATGATGTTGAAGCAAGCATGGTTACCGGCAACGACCTTACAGACATTATTATGGCATTCCTTGATGAAATGAGAAATGTAGGATATAAGAATGTCGGCTTATACTCATACGAGAACTGCATTAACAATTATGTAGACATTTCAAGAGTAAAAGAAGCTGGTTATGCCGTTTGGGTAGCAAAGTATTCAGATGCAGAACCTAGAATTGCCGTTGATTATGATATATGGCAGTTTGGCGGAAGTGTTAATTATCTTAGAGACACACAGATTAACGGACAGACAGTAGACCAGAACTATTGCTACACTGATTATTGCACAGACCATGTAGTTGAAGAAATCACAGTGCCAGACTATGAGCCAGTGCCAGACACTAAGTATCATAAAGGCGATACAGTTAAGGTTATTAACGCTATTCAGTACGATAATGGCGAGCCATTCAGCACTTACTATGATGAGTACAGTGTTTTATCGGCTAGTGGCAGAAGAGTTGTTATCGGTGTTGACGGCGTAACCACTGCTGCTATTGACGAGGATAATATCAGCCTTGTTAAGTGCATTTATGATAATGACAATGATGTCAACACAGATACAGTAAACCGCGGCAACAGCAAAAAAGTCAGAGTGCTTGATAACATTGATTATGACGGCAACAGATTTAGTGTGTACTATGATGAATATGATGTAATTGAAGAGGACGGAGACAGAATTGTTATAGGTATCGGCACAACAATCACAGCCGCTGTCAATATTGCTAATCTTGAATTTGTCGGCGGAGGAAGTTCTGATGATGCACCTACAGATATCCCATTCAGTGAAGATATTGAAGAGGGTAGCACAGTGAGATTTGTCGGCGATACTGATTATGACGGCACAGCTATTAAGGCTTGGTTTGATGAGTATACAGTATCAGAAAGAAGCGGAGACAGAGTTGTGCTTGTGCATGACGGAGAATTATTCGCAGCGGTCAATGTAGCCGATTGTGAATTAGTCTAACCTTAATAAAAATACCGGGAGTGTAATGCTCCCGGTAATATTTTAATTATTCAAATCTATCATAACAGCTATAACAGCAGGAATGGTTGTTATGGTTCCGTTTGTTTTCTTAAATTCCATACCACCCTCAAGAAGTGTTCCATACATTGTCACATTATCGCCAACAAGCAAATTATAATCAAAATCGTCTCTATAATATGTCAAAACAACAGTATCATCATTATTGCCATTAACAGCTAAATAATAGCAAGCAATATATTCACTGGATTCTTCACCAGTATGCGTATTTCCGTCTTTATCTTCGACCTCCCCATCATATTTTAATTCTGCTACAATATTGCCTGTCAACTTGAATTCTTTATCAATATACTTATTAGGTGTACGCTTGAGCATTTCAACAGTTATATCATCAGGATATGCACTCTTGTCTCTTGATAATAATGTTTCTTGTTCTGTCTGGACTTCACTGGTACTTTCAGCATTACTATCAGAAGTACTATTCTGACACGCTACAAGGCTCAATAAGCACATAACAAGCATAATGCTTACAATTCTCTTTTTCATAGGCAAACTCCTTTATTTTCTTTCTTTTAACATTTTCTTAAATGATTCTCGGCGTTCTTTTACATTTTCAAGCCATTTAGATTGAGAATCTGACGATACTAGCTTATTATCTGAAAGTGAAAGTGATATTTCAACGCTTGAAAAAGCGGCAGAAAGTGTTTTATCATCAGCTTGTTTTTCTGCCAAATTTGTTAAATTTTCCATTTTAGTGCTTGCTTCTTTTGCACTTAAAGTTCCATTTTCAAAATCATCAATAATTTTAATTGCACTACTTATCATTTCTCTATCGTTCTTAGAGTATTTATATCCATTAAACACTCCTAGATGAGCAAGCAGTGTTGCAACAATGATAACAAGAAAAATCATTGCAATAACTATACTTGACTTACTTATTTTTTGTTTCTCTTTCATAAGCAAATCCCCCTTAAATTTAATTTTACTAATCATATCACAATGTGCATAATTTGTCGAATGTTGTCGAAACTTGCGATATCTTTAAGTTGATTTTTACATTATCAGTATTTATAATAATAATTGTCCGAGAGAGTTCGGACGAAATCTTCAAGTTTCGGCTAGGTGGCACTGTTTGATTGGCGTTGGCAGTGTCACCGCTGAAAACTGTTAATCTACTGGAGGTAGGTTGACATGTAAGAACAAATGTTCTATAATAACACCATCGCTACCAGCGTTATATCGTGCAATAAGGGGGATATATGGAGAATGAGGAATATAAACAGAAGATAATTGAACTAATCAATAAAACAGATGATTTATGGATACTACATCAAATATATAGATTTATCTGTAACATGACAAAAGAGAGGGGATAACCCTCTCTTTTTTACTTCTCGTCTAGCAATTTCTTTGCAATAGTTTCTAAACATTCCCAATCTTTAGGTTCAAGTCTTGCCAATGCACTAACAAACTTCTTTTCAAAGCTGTCATCGTTTAATTCCATAACTTCATTAACAAAAGCACCAATCTCTTGCTCCCTTGTCCTTGATTTAAACATCTTACCATTGCCAGTTCGCAGCCATTCTTCATTTACATTAAGAATAGAACATAAAACTTTAATTGATTGTTCTGAAAGATTTCTATTGCCGTTTTCAACTAACGAAATGTAGTTTTTGGTAAGCCCTAGCTTTTCAGCAAATACATCTTGCGACATTTTTAATTCTTTTCGCAAGGCTTTTATCCGCTCGTTCACACTTCTCACCTCCTTGCATATATACAATAACATTAAAGTCACACAATGTCAAACTTTTTTCACTAAAATATGTTGACAGGTATTACTGGGTATGATATTATAATCACACAAAGTCAAATAGAAAGGAGATGAGAACAAAGAATGAAAAAGTTAAGACTTTGTGACATAGCATTAATAACGTCAATAATCGCTGTTATTATTGCGATATTGAACATTTCATTTACGATACTTGACATATTATTTTGATTATTAAATCAGACAAACTGATTATTATTGCAATAATTGAAATCGCAAGTGAAATTTTTGAGTATTTACTAGAAGAAACAGCATTTTTATTAGCGGTATCTGCTAATGATTGAGCGGATTTAGCAGTATCTTGTGCTGATTGAGCCAGTTTTTCTAAAGCAGGAACAGTATTTTTTAAATATTCTGACTGACTTTCCATTAATTCATATGGCGATTTGCCTTTTTCATATTTAGGCATTTCTACATTCGGAATTACTGGTTTAACAAGCATATCATCTAAGTTTGGATAATTTGGAACATATTGCATAGTAGTACTCCTTTGTTTTTTAAAACACATTATATCACAGAAAGGAAGTGAATTGAATGAGCGAAAAGGAAAAGGAAATTATTAAGAAGTTATCTGATACAATACCAAAACTTGATGATAGCAAGAAAAATTACATTCTTGGTGTCGCAGAGGGCATGGCAATGGTAAGAGAGTCAGAGAAATCTGATAGAAAGGAGTAAGAGTTGGAAAGATTAATTAAGGAATTAATCGCAGTTGAGAAAAAGAGAAATTTCTTGCTTGTAGAATTAAATGAGAACTTAAAAAAACTGACAAGCAAGGAAGATAAGCATTATGAGTACGAAACTGGCAAATCAGCGCTTATTAATTGCTAATTAAGAAACGATAAGAAACAGAATTTTTGATATTGATGCAATAGAAAAGTGATGGTAGCGGTAAATAGTTACAAACTTTTATTCAAACATCATTAGTTCTTTTTGACAGGAATAGCGTCCTGTTCGTATCAAGTGTGAATTACCTACCGATTGGCAGTTTTGTCTTTAGCATATTGTTTAATTCTATTGATATAGAAATAAAAGTATATAGGGTGCAGAAGTCTAAACCACAGAAGTATGAGCCGACCACTGATATACACAATGCTATGACAGTATCCATACAATCTCCTTTCGGAAAGTGTCTACCATCACTTCTCTATTGTATCAATAAATATAAAGTTCTTCAAGTTACAGCAGATAGGAATGAGCAGAATCGCTCAAATGCACCTTAAAAGGCCAAAATATATCACACATTATTTAGAAAGGAATGTTTATGGAGTTACAGATTTTTAGCAATTCAGAGTTTGGAGAAATCCGAACCATTACTAAAGATGATGAACCTATGTTTTGCTTGGCTGATGTATGCAAGGCATTGGAAATCACACATGTTACAGATGTGAAAAATAGGCTTAAACAAGATGGGGTCGGTATTGCCGAGGTCATAGACAGCTTAGGAAGAAAACAGAAAGCTACATTTATTAATGAGAGCAACCTTTACAAGACAATCTTTCAGAGCCGTAAAGAAAGTGCAGAGAGATTTACAGAATGGGTTACATCAGAAGTGCTTCCATCAATTAGAAAGACAGGAAGTTACAGTAAGCCTTTGACAACATCTGAACAGATTAGATTATTGGCACAGGGCAACACAGAACTCGCAGAGAGAGTTGATAAGGTTGAAGATAAAATAACCAGTATCGAAGAAGAAACTCCGCTTTACGGCTGTGAGATTGAAGAAGTGCAGAAACATGTTAGAAAGAAAGGAATTGAAGTACTTGGCGGGAAGGACAGCAATGCGTACAAAGACGGTGGTATTCGCGGTTCAGTATATTCTGATATATACAAGCAGTTAAAACGCGAATTCGGGTGCGTGGCGACATACAAGAGTATTAAAAGAAAATACTTGGCTGATGTACACGAATTCATCGACACCTATTTGTTGCCAATAGCACTTGCTGAAGTGGTACATGATACAAACATGTAGGAGAAGATATGAAAGAAAAGATGATTAACATATCCGCAACACTGGCAGGAATTAGCCTTATAGCGTTGATTCTAAGACCGGTACAGCCGCAAGCTAAGATTAATCAGCAGAGTGCAGTGTTAAGTGAATGCTACAACTCACATGTTGATTATAAGGTTGAAACTGGAGAGGTAAGTGTTGATGGATATGAGTTGTCGCTCATGGCACATTTGCTGATGGGTGAATGCGGAGCGACATGCAACGATGATGAAATGCTATATCTTGCAGGAGCCGTTGTTTTGAACCGAGTACAAAGTGAGTATTTCCCTAACAGCATTGAAGAAGTTATCTATCAGTCAGGGCAATATCAATGTACAGAACTTATGAACAGCGGATTCTATAAAGAGCCAACAGAAAGATGTTGGAGAATAGCAGAAGAATTATTAATAAGCGGATATGACATACCTAGCAATGTGTTGTATCAAGCTGAATTTAAACAAGGTAGCGGTGTTTATAAGAAAGTGCAGAACATGTACTTTTGCTACAAGTAAGGAGTGTTTATGGAAGCAAGGATAAGAGAAGAACTATTCAACTTAGGCATTCATTCTAACAGAAAGGGTTATGTATACATTGTTGATATTATGAGCAATCTTGATTCTGCATTAGCAATAGGTGACGCAGTTAAGAAAGTTGCCGAAAAATACAGCAAAAGCAAGGATTCTATCGGAAGTGCGGTGAGAAATGCTATTAAGACAGCAAATCATAGCCTTGAGGTATGGAAGAATTACGATTGCCTGACAACAAAAGGATTCATTACAACAATGTATTACAGATGTAAGGAGAACAATGAGTAGTATTAAAAGAATTATTAAGCTGAACAGAAACAGACAAAGAGCTATAAAGGAAAAGGATTTTAGAAAATTCTATACTTTCAGCTGCAAAATCCATCTGATTGAAAGAATGGATAAAATACCAATAGGAAGTTACATATTGAAGTAAGGAGAGAAAGAAATGGAAAATGCAATTAATAACAATAATATCACATTAGCAGGAGTAGTTGAGAAAGAGCCAGAGTACTCACATGAAGTACTTGGTGAAGGGTTTTACATCTTCATGCTCAAGCGTTCAAGAACAAGCGGTAACAAGGATACATTACCGGTAATGATATCAGACAGACTTGTTGATATCAGAGAAATCAAAGTAGGACAGGTTGTCACAGTTTCAGGGCAGATAAGGAGCTTCAACAGGCATATTGATGATGTGAAGAGCAAACTGATTCTGACAGTATTCGCAAGAGAGTTTGAAGTGCTGGCGCAGGATCCAGAAGAACTACCATTCGAAAATAATACCAACATGGTCATACTTGACGGTTATATCTGCAAACCGCCTGTATATAGATGTACTCCAAAGGGCAGAGAGATTGCAGATATCTTAGTAGCAGTAAACAGACCATATGGCAAATCAGATTACATACCATGTATAGCATGGGGAAGAAATGCAAGATTTGCGGGTGGACTTGAAGTTGGAGAACACATTCAGATCCAGGGAAGATTCCAGAGCCGTGAGTACACTAAGAAGATAAGCGACAATGAGATTGAGACAAGGGTTGCTTATGAAGTATCAGTAAGCAAGATTGATTACGCAGAGGAGGGCGAAGCTAATGCATAGTGATATTACAGTTAGAGATTTAGCAAGTATGGCTATTGATGAAGATGTAACATGCCAGATATGGACACCACAATACGGAACAGTATTTAACGGTTCGTTTGAGGAAGCTAAGTATTCAGCCTATGCGGATAGGGAAATTGATAACTTTCAAGTTGAAGATGGCGTATTTGTTATGAATATATGATAAGGAAAGGATATTGTTTATGGAAAGAGCAGTTTTAAAAAAGGTAGTTCTTGAAAACTTTATGTGCTATGCACACGCGGAATTTGACTTCTATGCCATTACAAAGATTATGGCTAAGAATGGCAAGGGTAAGTCAACTATTGCCACAGCTTATTTATGGTGCTTGTTTAACTGTGATTATGAATTAAAGGATAATCCGGTTGTCAGACGAGAGGTTGACGGAAAATCCGTTGATGATATGGACACAAGTGTTGAACTTACACTTGATGTTGATGGAAAAGAAATAACTATGAAGAAAGTACAGAAGCGTACTTATAGCAAAGATAGCAGCGGCTATAAGGACGATAACAAGTATTTCATTAATGATGTGCCTAAGACATTGAAGGATTTCAACGCATATCTTGATGTCGATATGAATGTATTTAAGATGTGCAGTAATATAAACGCATTTCTTAATCAGAAGCCGGCAGAAATGAGAGAATACCTATTCGGTCTTGTAGGAGATGTTACAGACCTTGATATAGCTTCACAGAAAGCTAAATTAGCCGAATTAGTTCCTTTGCTTAATAAGTATACAGTTGAAGAATTGTCCGCTATGAATAAGGCTACCAAGACCAAAATTACAAAGGATTTGCCTATTCTTGACGGACAGATTAAGGAAAAAGAAAGAGATATTCAGCTTAAACAGGCTATTGAAGTATCTGATCTTGAATTACAGAAGAACAGCCTTAAAGAACAGATTGCTGATTGCGTGGCAAAGCAGACTGACAATGATAAGCTGATGGCTGAATATGACAAGGTTAGTTCGGATATTCTTAATCTCAAATTTGAACTTGGCGATATGTCACGCAAAGCTAATGAAGAAAATATCAAGGCTAGGAGAAAACTTGAATCACAGATTAGTAACCTTAATTATGTGATTGAGGATAGCAAGAAGTCAATCAGCAACGCAGAAGATGTTGTTAGTTTTGATAAGGACAAGATAGCTGAATATCAGAAAACACTTGATGATAGCAGAACCGAATGGAAAGCTGAAAAAGAGCGTGTATTTGACGAGAATAATCTTATTTGCCCTTATTGTAAACAGGAATACCCAGAGGAAAAGAAAGAGAAACTAAAGGCAGATTTTAAGGCACATAAAGAAACTGAACTTAGCAGAATTACCGATAAGGGCAACACAGCTAAGAAAATGCTTGATGAAATCAAAGGATTGTTAGTTGGAGCTGAACAGGAATTGGCTGACAGAAAGCAGAAGTTAGAGAAGCATTTAGTTGATTTAGTAGACCTTGAAAAGCAGTTATCAGAACTTCCGCAGGAAATTGATGTTACAAGTTCAGAGGAATACAAAGAACTTGAACAGAAGATTACTGAAAAGGAAGAAGCTATGCACAAGGCCAACGATATTTCAACAGTCAAGGCAGAATTAAAAGCACAGGAAACAGCTTTAAGGCAGCAGTTAGCAGAATGTGAAAGCAAGATTGCAAAGTCTGATACAGCAGCAGACGAACAGCGACTTGAAGAATTAAAGCAGACAAGGATTGATTCTGAACAGAATAAGACTAATGCCGAGAAAATCCTTGATTTACTTGATGAATTAGACAAGGTAAAGAACGAAGCCTTGATAGAGGCGGTAAACAGTCATTTTGAGTTGGTTAAGTGGCAGCTGTTTGAGCATGCTAAAAATGGCAATTACAAGAGTTGTTGCATACCTACAGTTGACGGAAAAAGCATTTTAACAACTATGTCTAACAAGGGTAACAGGATTTTAGGCAGAGTTGATATTTGCAATTCTATTCAGAAGATTAGCAACATATCGGTGCCAGTCATTCTTGATGACACGGAAAACTTAGATAAAGCAAATCAGAAAAGGATTGCCGAAATGGTAGATAGTCAGTTGATTATGCTAATTGTTAATGATAGTGAGAAATTAGAGATTGCGGAGGGATAAGCACTATGAATGATAGATATGTTGTAGAGTGTGAATTTGAACACACAGGATACAAATGCGTTGTCATATTTGGAAGTTTCGGGCACAGATGCGGTTATGTCGGCATTCCAAAGAATCATCCATTATACGGAAAGGATTACAGTGATTACCTTGAAATCAAGAAAGCTGATGTCGGAGACAGAGAAGTAAGTGGGATTCTTCCTTTGCTTGGTGCTTGGCTGGATGAAGATGAAAGAATCCGCATTGAAGCATATTTTCAGTGTCACGGTGGCATTACATATGCAGGTGGTGGAGAACATTCAAGTTATCCAATCGAGAGTGATTTATGGTGGTTCGGGTTTGATTGTGGACATGCAGGAGATAAGTCGGATTTGGATTATGCGATGCAGAAGTTTCCGAACCATAGAAAAGAGCTTCAACTACGGAAAATGGTTGAAAGTAAATATCCGATTGATGATGTTATCCGTACAGAAGAATATGTAGCAGAAGAGTGTAAGAAGTTAGCAGAACAGTTGAAAGAATTTGAAGAAAGTGAGGAATGATGATGGGCGTAAAAGGATATAAAGCATTTAATAAAGGAATGATATGCAGAGGTAAGCAGTACGAAGAGAATACTACTTATGAAGAAAACGGAAATGAAATATGCGAAGCAGGCGTAATGCATTTCTGTGAAAACCCATTTGATGTGCTGAATTATTATCCGCTTGTTGATGAAAATGGTGACATTTCAGATTTTGCAGATGTTGAAGCTATTGGAGATATTTATAAAGAAAAGAATAAAGCAGCCACAAATAAGCTTCATATTGGTGTGAAACTTGGGCTTAAAGGGTTTATTAAGGCTTGTGTAGATTTTACTATTGAAAAAACAAGAGTTGAGTCTGGTAAAGATAACGAAACTGATAGTAGTGGAGATTTCGCAAAGATAGGTTCAAGTGGAGATTCCGCAAAGATAGGTTCAAGTGGAGATT